GGCAAAAAATGCTCCGGCGGAAAAATCCGGGGGAAGTTTCCCAAAAACGGCTTCGGCGAGATGGCTGATGTGGTCTTCGAAGGGGCATTCGAAGCCTTCATCGATAAGGTTGTGTCATCTCGCCGAAGCTTTTCTAAGCTCCAGCACGGACAATGCTCGATGCACCCCCGTCGAGTGCGTTCCCCAATTGTCCGTGCTGGTTTTCGATTCAGATCGCTTTCGATGGATGCATCGTGGAACTCGAACAGTGGACCCCGATCCCCTCTGTGCAAGTCACTCCCTGGTAAACTTGCCCGAAAGTACCGGTGCATCCTTCAAAAGTGATCTGAAAGTCCTTTTACTGGGCACAAAACTCTTCATAAGTGGAGGTGAACTCTATGGCCAATTCTAGGCGCACAACGAAGAAAGACGTTGCCTCCAGACCTCCAGCTACTAGCCCTGAATTCAGGGAAACGCAAGTTGTCTCTGCCGCTTACGACTTGGCCGAGAGACAGCTCAAAGAAGGAACCGCTTCAGCTCAGGTCATCACGCATTTTCTCAAGCTCGGCACCGAACGTGAGTCACTTGAGCGAGACAAACTGCGTGGCGAGAATGAACTGATGAAGGCGAAGATCGATGCGCTTGCTTCCGCGGCTCGAATGGAAGAGATCTACGAGAACGCGCTGAAGGCGATGCGCACTTACTCAGGAATTCCCGAACCCGATGCCGTCGAGGATTAGAACCTACTCGAAGCTGCTGACGATCTCGTCATTCGAAGAACGCTACAACTATCTCAGACTTCAGTCAGAAGTTGGGATTGCAACTTTCGGATTTGATCGTTGGCTCAACCAAGGATTCTATACGTCGACTGAATGGCGACACGTTCGCAACATCGTGATCACTCGAGACAACGGTTGCGACCTTGCTTGCGAAGGTTACGAGATATACGATCGTATCTACATTCATCACATGAACCCGATGCAACTCGACGATGTTGTCCACGGCAATCCTGACATTCTCGATCCTGAGTTGCTGATCTCAGTTTCGCACAACACGCACAATGCTATTCACTATGGCTCAGCCAAGACTTTGCGCAAGCCGCCAGTCGAACGCCGGCCTGGTGATACGAAACTTTGGTAAGGAGATCGGATGCCAAATCCAAGTGTGAGCCGAATTGTTCACTACGTTAGTTACGGAACTCCCGGCGGAGAATTCACGTCACAGTGCCGTGCGGCAATCATCAACGAAGTTGCTGTTGAATTCGACGGCAAGTTTGACGTTGGCCTTACGGTTGTAAATCCGACAGGGCTTTACTTCAACCAGCATGTTGAGCAGGACGAGGAAAATCATGCTGGCGGAACCTGGCACTGGCCGGAAAGGGTCGAGTAGATGCGGACTATGTGGGATGGCATTAACACGGATGCCGCAACGATTGCGAAGATCTGCAAGCCCGGCGATCTGATCGCGTATTACATCGACGGTAAGTACGCCTGGACTGCTCAGGAGATCGCTCTTTTCAGCGGCCACCCGATGGTGACGATTACTTGCACTGGATCACACGCCGCAGATGTTGGGGACGTTGAGACTGGCGACATGACGCCTTCTGGCGGAGCAAGCTGGGTTGAGGATCGGATCAAGGCTGGCTATGCTCGTCCTAGTCTGTACACGAGCCTGAGTGTTGTCGAGAACATTCGAATCGCAACTGGCGCAAACATTCTCCAGAAGAACTACGACCTCTGGGTCGCCGACTACGACAACAAGACTGCTTCGGTTTACGTCGGCTCGGCCGCCAAGCAGTTCAAGAACACGGCGTACTACGACGAGTCGGAAGTCTACGATGATCTCTGGCCGCATCGGACTGTCGTCGGAGCAGTTACCACTGTCGCCAGTCGACCGAAGTGGCCACTCGGCCAGCTTCTCGTCCTTGGCAACAAGGGTAATGCAGTTCAGGCTATGCAGGAAGGTCTGTCATGGTCTGGTCTTCACACTATCGGCGGAATCGCGACCGATGGCGTGTTCGGAACGAAGACCGAGGCTTCAGTTCGTGCTTACCAGGCTTACGCCGGCATTTCTGTCGATGGCAAACCTGGTAACCAGACTCGCGCTTCCATGATCGGCAAGAAGCTTCTGAACTCCGCCGGGCAAGCGATCGACTGATGACCGATCCGAATCCTCTTTCGATTCTGGACTCAGTTAAGAAGATCCTGGGCCTGGATGTTGACTACACCGAGTTCGATCTCGACGTGGTCATGCACATCAACACGGCTTTCATGAATCTTCAGCAGCTTGCTGTTGGTCCTGTCGAAGGATTCACGATCGCCGACAATACGAAGTTGTGGACTGACTTCACGGAAGTTGAGAATCTGCTCTCCGGAATTCAGTCGTACATATATTTGCGTGTACGAATGCTTTTCGATCCTCCGACTCTGTCTTTCGTCATCGACGCAATGCAGAAGCAGATCGCAGAGCTTGAGTGGCGGCTCAATGTTCAGGCCGAGCAGATCGATCCGCCGACAAATCCGTACACGCATCCAGCACAGCCGTATGCACCATCGTGAGGTGATCATGGATCGGGAACGTTTCATACTTTTTGGGCGCAAGGCTCTTCGTGCAATCAAGCGGCCTTGGTTTGTCCTCGAAATCAAGATCAAGTTCGGTGTCAGAGACGTTCCGGAACTTCCTCCGGAGTAATTACTAGATATTCCGGAAAGGAATGTGGATGGCGACTTCCGAGCCGTCTCAGAAGCAGCGAATGCTCTGGGCGAAGATGGGCTGGGCACTCCCAGACGGTTCTTATTACATTCGACCACTTGCCCAGGGTGGTGCTCAAGATGTTCAGAACGCGGTTCTGGCAATCGGTCGTGCCAAGCCCGGTCCGAATCAAAGCCAGACCGTTACTCAGGCACAGACTGCTGCTCGCCGACACGTCATTGCCCGGGCGAAGGTTCTGAATCTCTCAAGCAAGATCCCCGCGACTTGGAATGCTGACGGAACTCTCAAGCCTACGGCTGCGGCACAGTCCGCGACCACTGTCGACGAGTTCTTTGAGCATTTCGGGGTCAAGGGAATGAAGTGGGGTCGGCGAAAGGACTCAGCTCCAAAGGCGCCGGCATCAGAAGAATCAACAAAAACTACCGAAACTCGTGCCAAGGCCAAGGCGAGCGGTTCATCATCACTGTCGAACAAGGAACTTCAGGACGCGGTTACTCGCCTGAATCTTGAGCGACAGTACGCTTCACTAACTACCAGCGATCTGAGTGTAGGCAAGCGTCTCGCTCTCGAAATCACCGGCACCGGCGGCAGCATCGCCAAGCAGCAGGCCAATCAGGTAGCTCAGCAGCAGTCAGCGAAGCTTGTCAAGAAGCTCATCGAGAACGCAGGTTAGGAGGGATTGGTCGTGACATTGTCGAACACGGCAACGCCAAAGTATTACGGCGAATTCCGTGCCGCTGTTCTCCGCGGGGATATTCCGGTTAACCGGGAAATTTCTCTGCAGATGAACCGGATCGATGATCTCATAGCCGATCCAAATTTCTATTACGATGATGCCGCGATTGACGGTTTTGTCAAGTACTGCGAACACGAGCTAACACTAACCGATGGTGGCGACTTCCACCTCCTTGATTCGTTTAAATTGTGGGCTGAAGATCTCTTGGCATGGTTTTACTATGTTGAGAGATCTGTCTACGAACCGAACGAAGATGGGCATGGCGGTCATTATGTCCGCAAGATCATTGCGAAGCGACTAGTTCGTAAACAGTACCTGATTGTCGCTCGTGGTTCAGCTAAGTCTATGTATGCCGAATGTATTCAGGCATATTTTCTTAACGTTGATACGTCAACGACGCACCAGATCACGACTGCTCCGACAATGAAGCAGGCCGAGGAAGTCATGTCCCCGTTCAGGACAGCGATCACCAGAGCTCGTGGTCCGTTGTTCATGTTCCTGACTGAAGGATCGCTGCAGAATACAACTGGTTCAAAAGCCATGCGAGTTAAGCTAGCATCCACCAAGAAGGGCATCGAGAACTTCCTTACAGGATCTTTGCTCGAAGTGCGTCCGATGACGGTCAATAAGCTACAGGGACTTCGTCCTAAGGTATCGACCATAGACGAGTGGCTCTCAGGAGATGTCCGTGAGGATGTTGTGGGAGCCATTGAGCAGGGCGCGTCAAAGCTCGACGACTATATTATTGTGGCCACGAGCTCAGAAGGCACGGTTCGTAACGGATCTGGCGACACTATCAAACTCGAACTTGCCGATATTCTCAAGGGCGAGTATGTTAACCCTCATGTATCAATCTGGCATTACAAGCTAGATGAAATTGAGGAAGTCGCTAATCCGGAAATGTGGCTCAAGGCAAATCCCAATCTCGGGAAAACCGTAACTTACGAGACCTATCAACTGGAAGTTGAACGAGCTGAGAAAGCTCCGGCTTCTCGTAACGATATTCTCGCTAAGCGTTTCGGAATCCCGATGGAAGGATTCACCTACTTCTTCACGTACGAAGAAACGGTACCACACCGGACTCGTGAATTCTGGCGGATGCCATGTGCTATGGGCGCCGACCTATCACAAGGCAATGACTTCACAGCTTTCACTTTCTTGTTCCCGTTGGCTAACGGCTCGTTTGGGATCAAAACTAGAAGCTATATTTCAAGCCTGACTCTTATGAAGCTGCCTGGTGCCATGCGTCAGAAGTACGATGAGTTTATTGATGAGGGTAGTCTTCACGTTCTCGAGGGAACTGTTCTTGACATGATGGAGGTCTATGATGATCTCGAACGTTTTGTTCTCGCTAACGAGTATGATGTTCGGGCATTCGGATTCGACCCGTACAATGCCAAGGAATTTGTTACGCGCTGGGAAAGTGAGAATGGTCCTTACGGGATCGAAAAGGTTATCCAAGGCGCACGCACTGAATCGGTTCCTCTCGGCGAACTTAAGAATCTGTCCGAAGAGCGAATGCTCATCTTCGACCAGGCTCTCATGGGTTTCGCCATGGGTAATGCAATTACGATGGAAGATACTAACGGTAACCGAAAGCTCCTCAAGAAGCGTCAGGATCAGAAGATCGACAACGTTTCAGCACTGATGGATGCCTGGGTTGCTTACAAGATGAACAAGGACTCATTTGAATGAGTAATGCCCAGAAGGTCACTCAGGCGCTTGTCGTCACAGGACCGATCAATCCGACTCAGGACGTTGAGCGAATTGCGCTCTTCAATTCTGATGGTACTCCGGTCACTTTCGACGGAACTGAGACCGGTGCTCAGGTTCTCATGACCGGCTACACCGCGCAGTCGGCCGGAAACGTGGCTGCAACGGACACCGTCAACCACGCCGTCGCGAAGCTCGAAGCCAGGATTGCCGCTCTCGAAGCGGCCTGATCGATTTCGAGAAACAAGAAAGGAGGTGAGTTATGCCTGGACTCTTCACAAGGCTTAGGCACAGCTGGAACGCCTTCGTTTCCACGGAGAAAACTCCGCAGCCCGTTCAGAATCTAGGGCCAAGTTATAGTATCAGGCCTGACCGGACAAGACTCCGTGTGTCCAACGAGCGCTCCATCATCTCCTCGATCTACACACGTCTCGGTCTCGACGTTGCCGCAGTTGATATTCGGCACATTAAAGTCGATGATGACGGACATTATCTGTCTGACATGCAAAGCGGCCTGAATGACTGTCTTTCGGTCGAAGCGAACATTGACCAAGGAGCTCGCGCGTTCCGACTTGATGTTGTGCTGTCTTTGTTCGACAAGGGTGTCATTGCCATCGTCCCGGTAGATACGACGATGGATCCACTGAAGACCGGAAGTTATGATGTACAGTCATTGCGTGTCGGAGAAGTTCTTCAGTGGTGGCCAAGGCATGTTCAGGTTCGGGTTTACAACGATGACATCAAAAAGGGTCGTAAGGAAGATATTATCCTTCCCAAGACCATGGTGGCGATTGTCGAAAACCCATTCTACTCAGTTATGAATGAGCCGAACTCAACTCTCCGAAGGCTAATTCACAAACTGAATCTTCTGGACGCTGTCGACGATCAGTCTGCTTCCGGAAACCTTGACCTGATCATTCAGCTTCCTTACGTAATCAAGACGGAGGCTCGTCGAGCCGAAGCCGAGAAGCGTCGTAAGGAAATTGAAGTCCAGCTCAAGGGATCACAATACGGCATTGCGTATACTGACGGCACTGAAAAGGTTACTCAGCTTAACCGTCCTGCCGAGAACAATCTGTGGACTCAGGTCACTGAACTGACTGCGATGCTTTACAGTCAGCTAGGCCTTACGCCGGATATTATGGCTGGCACAGCTACAGAACAGGTTATGCTCAATTACTATAGTAATACAATTGAGCCACTTCTTGCTGCTATAACTGAATCTATCAAGAGAACTTTCCTGACTAAGACTGCTCGTACCCAGGGTCAGTCTGTAGCTTACTTCCGTGACCCATTCCGTTCGGTCACTATTGCGGATCTTGCCAGCATGGCGGATGCGTTCTCTCGTAACGAGATCCTGTCGCCGAACGATCTTCGGGCCGTTATCCGGTACAAGCCGTCGTCTGATCCCGCGGCTAACCAGTTGAAGAACCGGAACATGCCGACTGGAACAACGCCGGGCTCTCTTCCGGCCGCGCCAATACCTGAACCACAACCGGTAGGAGTAAGCCAGAATGGCACCGGACCCTGATTTCTCTGGGTACGCTACGCGCAATGGCCTTAAGTGCACTGACGGTCGAGTTATTATGGCCGGCGCATTCAAGGACAATGACGGGCAGCGTGTCCCGCTAGTTTGGCAGCATGGCCATTCCGAGGCAACGAATGTCCTCGGTCATGCCATCCTCACCAACGTTTCCGATGGCGTTCGTGCAGACGGTTATTTCAACCCGACGCCGAACGGCCAGAATGCCAAGATGCTTGTCCAGCACAAGGACATTACGCAGCTTAGCATCTATGCGAACGATCTCGTTGAGAAGAACAAGCACGTCCATCACGGCAATATTCGTGAGGTCAGCCTGGTTCTTTCTGGCGCGAACCCGGGTGCGACGATTGACCCAGTCACCATCAAGCATGGTGACGACGAATACACGCTCGATGACGAAGCCATCATCACGACTGGCGAAACCATTGAACATGCAGCAGCCGCTGTAAAGACCAAGTCCAAGACTGTGACTCCTCCGGCGTCCAGCTCAACCGACAAGGCCGACAGTTCTGAGAGCGATGACAGCACGTCCGACCAGACGGTTGGCGATGTTTTCGACACTCTGACCGAAGCACAAAAGAACGCCGTCTATGCGATGCTCGCGGAAGTTGCCGGATCCTCGGCTTCCCACTCGGCTGTCGAAGAAGAGGGCGAAGACGAAATTGGAGACATTGTGGCGAAGCTCGCTCATGCGGCTGCTGGCACCGGAGAAAAGTCTGTTCAGGACGTTCTCAACGAAATGACCGAAGAGCAGCAGGAGGTCATCCACGGCCTCATCGGTCAGGCTCTTGCTCACTCGGGTACCGAATCAGAAGGAAACGGCGTGCCGCGCAACGTGTTCGACCAGACCGACGCGGGCAAGCCCGCAGAGCCCGACGCGTACGTGCTTTCGCACTCCGACGTCAAGGAGATCGTTTCCGCGGCTCAGAAGCGCGGTTCGCTGAAGGAAGCTGTCCAGGACTACGCACTGGCGCACGGCATCGACAACATCGATGTTCTGTTCCCGGACGCGAAGCTCATCCAGGACCAGCCCGACTTCATTTCCCGGCGGACTGAGTGGGTGGCCACCGTTCTCGGTGCGACCCGTCACAGCCCGTTCTCGCGAGTGAAGACGATCCTGGCTGACATCACGCCTGACGAGGCTCGCGCCAAGGGCTACATCAAGGCGAACATGAAGAACGAAGAGTTCTTCGGTGTCACCAAGCGCACCACCACTCCGACCACCGTCTACAAGAAGCAGAAGCTGGACCGGGATGACGTCCTGGATATCACTGACTTCGACGTCGTCGCCTGGATCAAGGGCGAAATGCGGCTGATGCTGGACGAGGAAGTTGCTCGTGCCATCCTCATCGGCGATGGGCGTGAGGTCAACAACATGGACAAGGTCAAGGACCCGGTCGGTGCGGCTGACGGCGCCGGCATTCGTTCCGTGCTCAATGATCATGAAATTTACGTCACTACGGTGAACGTAAATCTCGCGGACACGGGAAGTACGGCCGACGACATCGTCGACGCCATCGTCAACGGTATGCAGTTCTACCGTGGCACTGGTCTGCCGACGTTCTTCACGACCCTGCCGATCCTGACCAAGCTGCTGCTTGCCAAGGACACGCTGGGCCGGCGTCTGTACGCCACCCAGCAGGAACTCGCGGCCGCCATGATGGTGTCGAACATCGTCACTGTCGAGCCGATGGAAGAGATCCCGACCACACTGGGTATCGTCGTCAACCTGGCCGATTACAACGTCGGTGCGGACAACGGTGGCGACGTTTCGATGTTTGATTTCTTCGACATCGACTTCAACCAGCAGAAGTACCTGATCGAGACTCGTCTCAGTGGCGCGCTAGTAAAATTTAAGGCGGCCGTCGTCATCAACAACATCAACGACGGAAGCGACGTCCTGATCGACCCGGTCGTGGCTCCGGTCAACACGGCCAACGTCGTGTCCGGTCTCAATCAGGCTCACGTGACCTACACGGCCACTGACTCGGCCGGGAATGCCGTCACCCCGACGAGTGGTTCGTTCACCATGACCTCCAGCACTGCTTCGCCGGTCACTGTCGTGGCGACTGCAGCCTCGGGTTACTACTTCGCGTCCAACGCGGAGAACACCTGGGTCTTCGCTTACGAAGCCACTAGCTGATAGCTAGTCATCATGGCGAGATTCCGCGGTTCTGTGGGATACGCCACTGATCAGGAAACAGCACCAGGCGTCTGGCGTGAGGTCATTACCGAGAAATCATATTTCGGAGATGTTCTTGTAAACGCCAGACGCCTGGTTCCTGCTTCCCCAGAGACTCTCAACGACAATCTTGCTGTCGAGAACTCTATCAGCATCGTGGCGGATGCCTACGCTGTCGAGAACTTCAGCGCAATGAGGTATGTTAACTGGAACGGGAGCAATTGGACAATCACTAGCGTGAAAGTCCTTCGTCCCAGGCTTATCCTGACGATTGGAGATCTGTGGAATGGGGACACGCCTGGAGCTCCAAGCGGTTCTTGAGGGGCTACAGGAAGGTCTCAACGTATATTTTCAGCCTCCAAGCAACGTCTCGATGACCTATCCGGCGATTGTTTATAACCGAGATTACCTGGAAGTATCACACGCGGATAATTTTCCTTATCAGAAGACAACGCGCTATCAGCTCACGGTTATAGACAAAGATCCTGACAGTCTCGTACCTGACGCGGTTGCATCACTTCCTATGACGTCTTATGTAAGGCATCTTGTGGTGGACAACCTCAATCATGACATCTATTCCGTCTACTACTAGGGAGTATAGTGACTGCCACTATTACCTGGGATGACGCTGGAACTCGCGAATACGAGACCGGCATTGACCATGGCGTCCTCTATCCGTTCAACACGACGACTCACGCGTACGACACCGGTGTGGCCTGGAACGGTCTGACCGAGGTCGACGAGAAGCCCGATGGCGCGGATGCCAACGACACCTACGCCGACAACATCAAGTATCTGTCCATCCGTGCTGCTGAGACTTTCGGCGGGACGATCCAGGCATTGACCTATCCGGATGAGTTCGGACCGTGTGACGGTACTGTTGAGCCGTCTCTCGGCGTGTCTCTCGGCCAGCAGCCTCGCCAGACGTTCGGTCTGTCCTATCGGACACAGCTCGGCAACGACGAGGATTCTGCAGCGGGTTACAAGCTGCATCTCGTGTACGGTGCCACGGCGTCGCCGTCCGAGAAGGACTACGCCACGATCAACGACAGTCCGTCTCCGGTTGCGTTCAGCTGGGACTTCACGTCGAACCCGGTTTCGGTGACTGGCTACGGTCCGGTTTCCCTGATCACGATCGATTCGACTACGGCCGATTCCGCTCATCTGGCGGCACTCGAAGTGCTTCTGTACGGCAGTAGCAGTGTTGCTCCGGCTCTTCCGTCGCCGGACGCAATTCTGACGTTGTTCGCGACTGACGGAAGCTGATCCGATCGTAGGATCTGATTAAAGGACCAGAGAATGCTCGTAATCATGCTTGGCGACGAAAGCTTCGACGAAGCGACCCAGCGATTTGTCACTTCAGAAGAGTTCGAACTCAAGCTGGAGCATTCTCTGGTTTCTTTGTCAAAATGGGAGTCGGAATGGGAAATTCCGTTTCTCAGTACTAATAACAAGACCGCAGAGCAGACGATTGACTACATCCGTAAGATGATTGTCGGAACTGAACCCGCTCCGGAGGTTTTTGATAAACTCTCTGAAAAGAACATTGAAGCGATTAATGATTATGTTAATGCTAAGATGACAGCAACGTTCATTCGAGAGAAAGAATCAAAGCGCCGAAATCAAGAAGTGGTTACTTCCGAACTGATCTATTACTGGATGATCGCTCTCGGTGTCCCGTTCGAGTGCCAGGACTGGCATCTCAACAGACTTCTTACGCTGATCAAGGTTTGCAATTTCAAGAATGCTCCAAAAAGCAAACCGAGCAAGAGTGAAACGTTCGCGCAAAGACGAGCTCTCAATGATCAGCGTAGAGCACAAATGAGAACTAAGGGCTGAGAGGAGTTTAAATGTCGGCTATTGTGTGGGACGATACGGGCGAGAGATTGTTCGAACTGGGAATCGATCGCGGCGTTCTGTATGTTGACAATCAGCCCGGTGTTCCGTGGAACGGTCTTTCTGAGATCGAGGAAAAGCCGACCGGCGGTTCTGCAACACCGTATTACCTTGACGGTGAAAAGTACCTGAACGTTCCGTCCTCCGAAGAATTCGCCGGAACAATTACAGCATACACTTATCCAGACGAGTTTCTGCCGTGTGACGGAACTCAGCAAGCAGACATAGGCTTGTTCGTTGCAAGTCAGCCTCGAGTTCCGTTCAATCTTACTTACCGGACACTTGTCGGTAATGACACTTCAGGCACAAGCTATGCGTACAAGATTCACCTGATTTACAATGCGCTAGCAGAACCATCAACTCGAGATAATAAGACTCTTTCGTCGAGTGCTGCTGATCCTACTGAATTTGCGTGGGATATTTCGGTCAGTCCGATTCAGCTACCCGGTTACAAAAGCTCCGGGCATCTTATATTCGATACTGAGGTAGCTCATCCTGGCGCAGTTGTTCAGCTTGAGCAGCTTTTGTATGGAACCGATACGACCGACCCAGCATTCCCGGCATTCAGTGATATTCTTGCTATTATCGCCGAGAATGCGAACATCATGGTTGTCGATAACGGTGATGGCACTTATACACTGACCGCCGACGATGACGCTCTGACCATTTCCGGTGGAACATTCACCGTCGAGTCGAATGCCGTAACTGATAACGGCAATGGAACATTCACCATTAGCACCATCTAGGAAGGAGTGACGATGGCTACAGTCACTAGCTATGATCAGGCTCAGATTGACGAAATTGTCGGCGCGCTAGTCACTACTGGTGCTATTGATGACGATGGAAACCTGACTGTCACTACTCAAAGTGGAACAGTTATTGCCGTTGGCACTGTTCTTCAGTCAGTTCCGACAGCAACCGAGAGTATTTCGGGAACTGTCATGGTGGCCACAGCTGCTGAAGTAACCGCCGGTACGGACGACACAAGCGCTGTTACTCCGCTTAAGCTCGAAACTGTCACGACGGCGATTAATACAGCTATCGCAGCTAAGCAGGCATCCAGCGCAGTTCTCACCACAATTGCCGGTTTGTCACCGGCCAACAAGGACGTTCTTCAATACGAATCGACTGCCTGGTCACATCGAACTCCGGCGCAACTTGCCGCAGATCTTGTGGCTGCCTACCAGTTCTTGGCAGCGCAGTTGTATTCCGGATCAGCTTATGCTGCCGCTGTCGGAGCTCAGTCCTATGTCGGCGCAACTGACCCGTCAACCCTCGGAACTGTTGTTAATGGCTCAATCTGGTTCGACACAAGCGGGTCGTAGATGAGTATCTGGACTGAGACAGTCCTCGACAACTTTACCGAGGGCTATGTCGATACGACGAAGTGGACAACCAGCGATACCCAGACGGTAACATCATATTCGTCTAGTACTTCGTGGACGCCAACTCAAGAAGTCATGGCGAAGGTCGAAGTGACCGCGGCTGGAGCCGGAGGTCAGTATGGCGCCGGTTCTGGTGGCGGAGCTGGCGAATATGCTTGCGAACCGCATCTTGTACTTCCCGCAGCAGCGTATACAATAACGACTAACCCACCTGGTGCGGGTGGAACAAGCACGTCAACAACAGGTAGAGCGGCCAACAACAGCGCTTTTGTTCAGGGAAGCACAAACCTGGTTCTGGCGCATGGCGGACCAACAAACAGCGGCTCCACTTCAACTGGCGGTACTGGATCAACCAACACGATCCATTACAATGGTGGAGGCTCAACAACGGCTTCTGCTTCAAGTCCAGGCGGCAGTGGTGGCGGTTCTTCTGGAGGATCTAGCGCAGCCGGAAATAACGGCTCGCCGAACTCAGGATCTACTGGCGGAGCTGGCGGAGTAGCTGTTACTGGTGGCGGAGCTGGCGGTAAAGGCGGTAATGGCGGCACAACGCCAGTAGCCGGTACGGTGGGCGCAGCTCCAGGCGGCGGTGGTGGTTCTGGTGGTTTGGGCACTAGCACCGGAGCCAACGGAGCAGCCGGCGGAAACCCGCTTATCAAAGTAACCTACACTTACATGACGAATGTCAAGGTTGCCAGTAATTCGCTACAGATTAAAGCAACTACGGCGTACCCAGCCTTGACTGGTGTTACTTCATACGACATCAGCAATCAAATCGTCGCATGTAAGTGGAATGCTGGAAGTGGAACGGCCACAGCATCAACCACATTCACTCTCGGCGTTAAAGATGCCGCGGGTAACTCGGTTAACATTACGAGCACGCCGATCAGCAACTATGGCCAAATTCAGGCTGGCGGTTCGGCAACGTGCAGTGACAGTGGTTCAAGTGGCGGTCTCGGAACTGATCTGGCGAATGGTAGCTGGATTGGCATTGGGATGATGGGTAACGATAAGGTTATCCATATATTTACGTCAGTTGACGGCATTATCTGGAATGAGATTCGTTCAGCCGCTATTGGCGGAACGTTCACCAAAACAGCTGTCAAAATCTATCTGTCGTCCGGCTATTATACGACTAGTGAATCGCCGACATGGATTAGTGACATTACTGAGGTTGGAATCTGGGATCTGACTTACCGGTCAATTCTGTATGACAATTTCAGTGCATCAGAGATCGACACTTCCAAATGGAATACGTTCTCTGACGACGCCGAGTATATTTCAACGGCTACCGGCGCTTGCGTGATGACGACGGCGACAACGTATCCCACGATCAACTCGCTGCCAAACTTTGATTTCAGTCATGGAATCATGGCATTCCAGTACACGCAAAGCGGAACGCCAACGGTGACGTCGACGTGTGAATTCCAGTTCGGTATTATCGATGAATCCGGCGCCAATGTCATTGTCGATAGCACACCCAGCGGTAGTTTCTGGCAGATTCGAGGCCAGGGTGGCGCATCGATCACCAATGATATTTACTCAGCCGAATCTCTAGGCATCGGATCGTGGGTAAACGGCAATTGGCTTGCCGTTGGTAATCTCAGTAACGATGACAATTTGCATTTCTATAAGTCATCGGATGGTGAGAACTTCACCGAAATCGCGAGTGCCAAAGTCTCCGGAATCAACACGAGTGCCGCCGGTCTCTCGCTCAGTAATGGCTATTACGACACAACGCAATCTCCGACATTCACAGCCACGATCGATAATGTCACTAAGCTTTATGATGTTGCTGCTCCGTCGAATACGTCACATGTTCGTGTTGGCGGTTCTTGGGTGCAGGCGACACCGAAGGTTCGTGTTGGCGGTTCTTGGGTTACGGCAACAGCAAAAAGCCGTGTCGGAGGTTCGTGGGTAGCGTCGTCTTAACAGAAAGGACCGGCATGGCGTTCGGCATAACATCAACCGGTTCTTTCAATAACATGGATCGTTTCCTCAATTTCCTCAAGGGTTTCAGCCTGGGTGATATTCTAGGCCAGTACGGTCAAATGGGCGTCGAAGCTTTGGCTGCTGCTACACCTGAGCGTACTGGCCTAACGGCTGAATCCTGGGGATACGAGGTTACGAACTCCGGTGGTGACTGGAAAATCACCTGGACGAACACAAACATCAACGAGGGTGTCGCAATCGCGATCCTTATTCAGTACGGCCACGGCACGGGAACTGGCGGTTACGTGCAAGGCTATGACTTTATCAACCCTGCGATCCAGCCTATATTTGACCAGATCGCAAACGGAGTGTGGAAGGCGGTGACTTCAGCATGAGTAGTGTCGATGAGAGAATCGTCGATATGGAGTTCAAGGCGACGAGCTTCCTGACGAGTGTTTCATCAGTTATATCGGCATTGGCCAAGCTGAAGAGCAGCCTGAACCTCACCGGTGCAGAAGAAAGCATTAACGATCTCGATGCTGCGGGAAAGAAGTTCTCCCTATCTGGGATGGCTTCCGCTGCCGAAAGTGTCGGGTCGAAGTTCGGTGCCCTGGGTGTTCTAGGTGTTTCAGCTCTGGCAACGATTGCCAGTAAGGCTGTAAGCGCCGGCATTGATCTCGTTAAAGGTTTCACGATCGATCCAATTCTGGAAGGTCTTGATACTTACGAACAGAAGATCAATGCCATCCAGACGATTCTGGCGAACACCCAGTCTGAAGGAACGAACCTCAGCCAGGTTACCGGTGCACTGAACAACCTGAACACTTACGCCACCAAGACTGTTTATAACTTCGGTCAGATGGCGCAGAGCATCGGCACGTTCACCGCGGCTGGTGTCGATCTTCAGACCTCGGTCTCGTCCATTAAAGGTATTGCCAACCTGGCAGCCCTTTCAGGTTCTAGTGCTGAGCAAGCTTCTACTGCGATGTACCAGCTATCGCAGGCTATCGCTTCTGGTTCTGTTAAACTTCAGGACTGGAACTCGGTTGTGAATGCTGGTCTTGGTGGTAAGGTCTTCCAGAATGCTCTGGAGCAGACTGCCAAGGCAACTGGCGTCAACATCGACGCAATTATCAAGAAGGCCGGCAGCTTCAGGAACTCGCTGCAAGAAGGCTGGCTTAGTACCAAGATCCTGACTCAGACGCTAGACACGTTTACCGGTGACTTGTCCGCTAGCCAGCTCAAGGCTATGGGCTATACGAACCAGCAAACTGCAGCCATCCTGAAGCAGGCAGCAGCTGCCGTACAATCTGCTACACAGGTTCGTACGATCAGTCAACTCCAGCAGGACCTAACGGAGGAGGTTGGTACTGCTTGGGGCGCAATCTTTCAGGCTCTGATTGGTAACATCACTCAGGCTACCGCGTTGCTGTCTAGTGTTCACAATGTTCTTGAGAACGCCTTTACCAAGCCTATCTATGACTTGGCTGCTCTACTTCAGCTTTGGAATCAGCTTGGCGGTCGTGCTGATGTCATCCAAGGTCTTTCCAATCTCTTCAAAGCTTTCAGTGTCGTCATTGATGCAGTCAAAGAAGCTTTCACCGACGTCTTTCCGCCGGCAACAGCACAAGACCTTGTCGCATTGTCGAAGGATTTCGAAGATCTAACAGCGGCTTTGATTCCTAGCAAGGAGCAAGCCGGTCTCATTCGAGACATCTTCATCGGCCTGTTCTCCGCAGTCAAAATAGTACTAGATGTGATTGGCGGCATCGCCAAGGGTTTCTCTGGTGTCGGGTCTGCTGCTGAATCTGGTGTGGGCGGCGTAACAGCTATAGCAGCTCATATTGCCGACTTCATTAATGAAGCTCTTCAGTTCGTCGAGGGCAATGCTAACTTTACTAATGCCCTGAAAGACATCGGCGAAGTTCTTAGTGCCCCGATCAAGCTTCTTGGCTTGGCTGCTGGTGCCGTTACTGACCTCGGATCTGCGGTTGAAGCTGCCTGGAAGTTCATCGAGCCATTTGCAGATGAAGTCGGAGCTGAATTCAGTAAGCTCGGGTCTGCGATTGCTGACGCAATCAACGGTGGCGGAATCTCGAACATCGAGAACATCCTTAACCAAGGCATATTTGCCCTGATTCTTCTTCAGGTTAAGAAGTTCATTGCTAACCTGGGTAAGGGCGAAGATGAAGAGAAGCCGGGCTTCCTAGACACGATTAAGGAGTCGTTCGAAAGCCTGACGACAACGTTGCATTCTATGCAGCAGACTCTGAAGGCCACGATTCTGCTCGAAATTGCTGCGGCGGTTGGTGTGCTGACTGCTTCTGTGATTGCTCTGTCGTTCATCAATGCCGCAAAGCTTACACAGGCTTTGACTGCGATCACGTTCATGTTCACCGAACTTCTCGCCGGCATGGCAGTGATTAGCAAGGTCGCAGGATCCGAAGGCATCCTCAAGATGCCTATCATCGCGTTCTCGCTGAATCTTCTTGCTACCGCTATCCTGATCCTGAGTGCGGCAGTTGTTATTCTCGCTGCGTTCAGCTGGGAAGGTCTTGGCAAGGGCATCGCGACCATTGCCGTTCTTCTGGCAGAGCTCGTGGTTGCTGTCCGAACCATGGGAACTGACAGTGCAAATCTGATTGCTTCAGCATATTCCATGGAAGTCATGGCTACGGCGCTGAACATTTTGGCTATCGCTGTCAGAACTCTCGGCAAGCTTGATATCGGCACTCTCGCTAAGGGTGTCGGAACGATCGCTGCGCTTCTTCTAGTGCTTGCTGCTTTCCAGAAGATAGGCGGTGGCGAGAACCTAATAACGACGGCAGCATCGATGGTTATTGTCGGTGCGGCACTAAACATCATCGCGGCTGCTATTGGCAAGCTTGGCGCTATGTCCTGGGAATCGCTAGCCAAGGGAATGGTTTCGGTAGCGACGGCTCTTGCTGTCATATCTGCCGACATGATTCTCATGGAAGGTTCACTCCCAGGTGCAGTAGCCATTCTGGTCGTATCTGCAGCGCTGGTTGTCCTGGCTCAGGCTATGACTACCTTTGGCGGAATGTCGTGGGATCAGATCGCGAAGTCTCTCGTCGAGCTAGCGGCGTCACTAATCATCATATCCGCGGCGATGGTTCTCATGGAAGCTGCTTTGCCTGGTGCAGCTGCGCTTCTTGTTGTAGCCGCATCATTGGCTATTCTGGCGCCTGTTCTTATCGCTCTGGGCAGCCTATCCTGGTCACAGCTTCTAATATCGCTGGCCGGTTTGGCTGGCACGCTACTCATTCTCGGTGGCGCATCTCTCGTTCTGGCACCGCTTATTCCGGTTATGCTCGGTCTCGGGCTTGCCATCGCATTGTTCGGTGTCGGAATTCTAGCCGCCGGCGCCGGAGTGCTCGCGTTCGCTCTAGGCTTGACCGCTCTTGCAGCCGCAGTGACCGCATCAGGGTTGGCGATCACCGCATTTGTTAGTGCGATAATCGGGCTTATTCCGCTCGCGATAACGCAGTTCGGTGTCGGCCTTATCGATCTGGCAGGCGTAATCGGCAATGGCGGACCAGCCATTACGAAGGCTTTCCAGGCACTATTGCTAGCACTGCTTAATGCAGTAATAGCTGTAACACCGAAGATCGTGCAGGCAGTTGAGGTTATTCTTACTCAGCTTATCGCACTCATCGGCAAGGAAACGACGCCGGCCATCAATGCGATGACGACGTTGACTCTCAAGTTGCTTGCTGCGATTACGTCCAGGGCTGGCCAGTTTACAACAGCGGGTGCTAATGCTCTTATCGCAGTTATCAACGGCATATCCAAGCAGATTGGCCGTATCGCCACTGCTGGCGGTAATGCGGCTATATCTTTCATCAATGCCATTGGCGCGCAGGCCGGTCGTATCGACGCTGCCGGCGTCAACATGGTTATCAACCTCGTAAATGGTCTAGCCAATACGATCCGGAGTGACTCGGGTCGTATGCACGCTGCTGGAGAGAACCTGGCGTCGGCCATTATCGAAGGCATGATATCCGGCATGTCTGGTGGTATCGGCGGCGTTGAGGCTGAGGCCAAGGCCGTTGCCGAGTCTGCTCTGAACGCCGCTAAGAATTTCCTGGGCATTCATTCGCCTTCGAAACGATTCGAGCAAGAAGTTGGCGAAGAGTCCGGCTCAGGAATCGCTGTCGGCTTTATCAACATGGTCGGAACTATTACCGACGCGGCAACTACAGTAAGCAAGAAGGCTCTGGGCGCATTCCAGGAGAACCTGTCCAATGTCAGCGACATTGTCAATGAGAATCTGGATATTCAGCCGACTATTACGCCAGTGATCGATCTGACTCAGGCTCAGAGTGGCCTTTCCGCACTGAACAACCTGACGAAGAACCAGCTTCTGTCTGCCAATGTATCGACGAACAAGGCTACGTCTATATCTGCCGAGAACGCTGCAACAGCTGAAGAAGCTGGCCTGATCACGCCAACCGGTTCGAATCTCACCTTCAACCAGTACAACAATTCGCCAAAGTCTTTGTCTACTGCAGATATTTACAGGCAGACCAAGAACCAGCTCAGCGTCGTGAAGGAGGCTCTGCCTAAGTAATGCTGACGCAAATGGATGTTATCAACGCGTCCGGCGGTACTTTGCAGCTTCCGCTTGCGAGTTCGGCTGGCGGATACGTTGTCAAGGAGATCGATGGGCTGGACCCCGTCACTGCAACATTGACTTCATCGTCTTTGGCGCAGGTTGACGGGGCTCAGCTCAACGCCGCATCTCGCGGCACACGGAACATTACGGCCAAATTCGGCTTTGCTCCTGACTATTCAGCTTCATCAGTCAAGAGCCTTCGGAAGAACCTCTACAAGTACATGCTGCCTAAGTCGAACATCACCATGAAATTCTACGATAACGGAACCCTGAATGCTATAACGACGGGGACTGTTGAGTCACTAGCGGCACCGTCGAGTTTCTTTGTGCAGGATCCAGAGATGGATCTGTCAGTTATCTGCTTTGACCCTGATTTCTATGCTCCGGATTCCGAAACGGTCACTGGGGCAACAATAGCACCAAGTACATCAACACCGTCAGCCATTACTTACGAGGGTGATTCCGCAGCAGGATTCATATTTACCCTCAACATCAATGGCGCACCAACAACGATTTCGCTCTACAATGTTCAGCCTGACGGAACGAGTCAATTGTTCGAAATGGACAACCTGTCGCTAGCATCTGGCGATGTTGTCACTATCAACACAATCCCGTTTCAGAAGGCTGTGACGCGTAACCGGGCTGGCACAGTCACTTCGCTGCTTTATACGAAATCGCAGCAATCAGTCTGGCCAAGCCTTGTGACCGGAGTAAACAATATTCGCTGTACAAGTGATCTGGCAGCTATTCCGTGGTCACTGAATTACACAGCGAAGTTTGCGGGGTTGTGATGAATCCGCTCGACTTCTATATTCTGGATCAGGCAACTCTCAGGCGATCGGCCCTTATCGAAGGCTATACGTCCTTTATTTGGACTGACCGGTTCAACACTTCCGGAGACTTCGAGATCAAGATCGATTCAACTCCGGCTAACAGGGCAAAATTTACCCCGGGGACGTTTTTGGGCTGTAACGGCTCAAATCGCTTCATGATTATTGATACTGTTGAAGATGCTGTTGACGACAACGGTGCCGACGCGCTTGATATTACGGGCAAGTCGTTTGAGAACATCTTGAACGATCGTGTCGCGATGAACTCGCTGACAGCGCCGATGTCGTCAACAGCTCAGCAGTGGATTATCGGTCCGGATACACCGCAGAACATCATCAACACAATCTTCCAGACTATCTGTGTTGAGTGCGTGCTGGACCCGAATGACACTATCCCGTTCTACACAACGGGCTCTATCACTCCTGCAGGAAACATAGCTTTCCCGACAGACACAATTACTGCGACGCTAGGTATTGGCGACGTCTACACCGCTATCAGCACGCTATGTGCTACGTACAATCTCGGGTTCAGGTTCGTCAAAGATGGCGATACTGGCCAGGTTTACTTCGAGTTGTACACAGGAAACGACCGTACATCTGGTCAGAGCGCATTGCCATCTGTGATCTTCTCCGAAGACATGGACAATCTCACAAACAAGTCCATACTGACGTCCACGGCATCTGTCAAGACAGTCGCCTATGTGTTCGCTCAGAACGGAACTGAGGTTGTCTATGCACTCGGTGCTGATACAACTGCAACGGGTCTCGGGCGTCGAGTTCTGTTTGTTGACGCTTCTGACATTGATACTGCTGCTGGCGATGACCTCACGGCGCAGCTCACGCAGAAGGGCCTCGAGGCTCTCGCAGCCCAGCAAACGGTCTACACTTTCGACGGCCAGATTCCTGAGTATGGCGGTTACATTTACGGAACAGATTACGAGCTGGGTGACATTGTTGAGGAGCAGGATTCCACGGGATTCGGTAACCGAATGCGAGTCACAGAGCACATCTATGTTTCTGATGACGTGGGTGATCGATCTTATCCAACTCTCGCGGTCGACGATGTCGTTGTTCCGGGCACTTGGTCGGCATGGCCCGCAAATCAGTCCTGGTCTGAAGTTGACGAAACAGATGTTTGGGGCAACGTATAGGAGGAAGTCAAAATGGCAGTCGGTGATGAAGCTACTGCAGCCGGCTACGCCATTGTCCCAGATACTGGCGACGGTGGTGAAGTTCGTCTCGGTGCTCAGGAAATTAACCGGACTCGAGACTACGTCGCTGAGGTAAAGAACTCTGTGCAGGCTGTCTGGCCTGTAGCAAACGGAGGAACTGGCGGCACGTCCAACATCACAGCGCAAGAAGGTCTGGGAATTACAACAGGAACCGCTGCGGCGTCAGATGCTGTTGGCGGAGCTGTCGACGGTAACATCTATTTCAGAATCGTTAGCTGATGCCTAGCGCATCTAAGACCGTCAATGTCAGTTCAGGTGGTCAGCTCGAGATCGTCGTGGACCAGGTTTCGCAGTTGCCTGGTTCAAACATGTCCCTCGTTCGCGTACGGGGAATCATGCGCAATACGAGCAGCGATACCTCGTATCATCTCGACAAGAATATTGGCGCGTATATTAGCGGAAGCTGGAGTTACAGCCCAGATGACTTCAGCTTCGATCTTGCTGGCGGCGAAAGCCTGACGTTCGTGGATCATCAGAACAATCTGAACCACAACTCAGCTGGTGAGCTAACCGTGTCATTCGCAGTAGGCTATGGTGCGACGGGCACAGCTACATTTGGTGACTACAAGCAGGCTGCGGTCAGCCTTGCACTTACCCGGATTCCGAAAGCACCGAGTAAGCCAGGACAGCCGCATGTTACAAACTTGCTGCCGACAACATGTACGGTAAGCTGGACTGCAGCAACCAGTAATGGCGGATCTGGTATTACTTCATATCTGCTTCGACGATGGACCGGTTCCGCCGGGCATGGTTCATACGTCGATAACTCGGCTAACAACTTGTCGAGGAACGTCACAGGGCTAACTCCAGGCACATCTTACGGTTTTGCCGTTTATGCACGCAATGGCGCTACGTATGACAACAACGGATATTCGGGCGTTTCCGTCGGGACTAACATCCAGACACTCGCAGGCGCGTATATTCGAAGTGGTGGTGCATGGAAGCTAGCTGTTCCGTACGTTCGCACGGGTGGGGTGTGGAAAGTTGCGGTTCCGTATGTTCGCAAAAGCGGAACCTGGAAACTTACGGAATAGTGGAAGTGAGGTGAAATGAGTTGGCCGTCTATCCGTCGTATCCTGAGAAACGGCTTCCGAGACTATCTGTTGATGGGCTTTGGAGCCTGGATCATCTGGACGCAGGTCTATGCGATGACGCCGAACGGCTATCTGGCAGCGATAGGATTCGCTTGCATGGTGCCGTCCGGAAGATCCGCCATCATAAAGATCTTGTCCGAGCCTGGATCATCCTCGGAATCTTCATCCCCACCGGAGGAGCCGCCGCCGCGATCCTCACAATGAGCGGGCATCTATGACAGATACACCGGAAATCAAAAGAAAAAGGCGCATTCGTAAGATGAAATACGAACGCCTCACACAATGGATAGTTCCGGTCGTCGTCTCAGTTCTGCTCATATTCTTGACGTTGTACATAGACAATCAGAACAATCACAAGTTCTGCAGTATCGTCAAGGCAGCGGCTTCTCAACCTGTGGAAAAACCCTCTGATCCTAACGCAAAACCAGCACAGGAAACTCAGTACGAATGGTACGTGCGTTTCAAGGAGCTTGGTACAGCTCTAGGATGTTAACCAAGAAGGATCGGGAATGACTCTCAGCAACAAACTGTATGATCTACTTAAGCCAATCGCTCTTGTATGGCTTCCTGCGATCGGAACGCTGTATTTCGCGCTGTCTCAGATCTGGGGTCTGCCGGATGGTGCGGAAATTGTCGGATCAATCACGGCTGCCGACACATTCCTCGGCGGTATCCTGCACATCTCATCGAGTTCCCTGCCAGACAACGATGGCAGTCTCGTGATCGACAAGAGCGATCCGTCCAAGGATACATACTCGCTTGAGCCGAGCATCTCGTTCGATGAGATCGACAAGAAGGACACGATCACCTTTAAGGTGGTTCAGAAGACCGGATCTTAGCCTCTCGCGTGAATTTCAAGGACTATAATGAGATTCCACCGAAAGGAAAGATTCGTGTTTAGCCTGAAGCGTCAAGTGTCAGAGCCCACAGTCCTTGATAATGCAATCGACAATCTCGTACTCGAACTCGGAAACCAAACAGGTTACGACGATGAGAGCACTGCACTCTGTGCGAACGTGAAGACGCTCTGTGAAGCTAACGCTGCCCTAAAGGCCGCCAATAAGCCCAACACAGTCAGCGCTGACACGATCGTAACAGTCGCAGGCTCACTCGCCGGAATCCTCGCGGTTTTGAGCTATGAGCACGTGAATGTCGTTACATCCAAGGCAATGAGCTTTATCATCAAGCCGAAGATCTAACAGATCAGACCTGAGAAGAGTCAAAATGGGAGTCCCGAGTGTTTAACTGAGCAAAAATCAAGTTGACACTCGGGATTTCTGTTTTTACAGTTGGTATCAAAAAATTCCCGCGGGGTAAGATCCGGTAAAACCTCGCAAGAAAAACATGGTGTATAATGAACCTGAACCCAGTATTCATCAACGTAAGGATAAACGTAATGACTGAAGAAGTTCAGAATGTCACCAAGCCCTCCACTAAGAGGGAGCTCACGGCGACCGTCGCATCGACGGCTGTCGGAGTTCTGCTTAGCATCGGCACGAGCATTCTGGTCAGCAAGGTCACCAAGCGAGTCCACGACAAGATCGCACCGGAAGTAGTTTCATCAACCGACGAATAGTCGAAACGGGAGCCACACACGTGGTTTCCTTTTAGCCGAAAACAGGATCGAGACAAGGACAATATGTCTAGCTCTACTTGGCTGAATCACATCGGCCGAACACTTAAGACGAATACTCCGGCAATCCTGTCAGGCATCGCTGTCGCAGGCCTCATCGGAACTGTCGTACTGGCGGTTAAGGCGACTCCGGATGCTTGTGAGGCAATCGCGATGGCTAAGGAAGACAAGGCCGTCGAGGAGAATACTGAAGTCCACGACACCAACCTTACTCCGCAAGAGCTTGTTCAGACAACCTGGAAGTTCTACATTCCGACCGGCATCTCAGGTGCAGCATCGATTGCATGTATCGTCGGAGCTTGCACGGTCGGTTATCGTCAGAAGGCAGCTCTGGCTGGAGCGTATGCCCTGATCGACCAGAATTTCAGGATCTACAAGGAAAAAGTCATCGAGCAGATCACGCCGCAGAAGGCTGACAAGATCGAAGACGAAGTCAACAAGGAGTACCTTCATCGTAGCTCCGGTGAAGGTAAAGAGGTCGTCATCATCGCGGGCGGCGACGTCCTCTGCATGGATAGCATCACAGGCCGGTACTTCCGCAGCACTCACGAAGCAGTTCGCAAGGCCGAGATCGATACAGACGCTGAGACTGTCAAGAACATGTACATGGATCTCAACTACTTCTACGAGCGCCTCGGCCTACCTAAGGTCGATATCGGTGAAGAGCTGGGATGGAATATCGACAATCGCATCAAGCTTCACTTCTCCAGTCTCCTCAACGAGTGCGACGTTCCGGTCTTCGTCGTCGGCTACGAAAATCCCCCGCGAATCGGATACGACAAGGTCTAGCTGGATCGTCAGGCTATTTCCGAGACTGGGGACATTCCTGGTCTGGATCCTGGTACCATATCTCATCGCCGCCGGAGTCTTGATCGCTCATAAAAGGCTCCGCGGGTCATCCAAGCCGAAGCGAGAAGCTCTTGCGATCGGGCGAGAGTTCGCAGACATTACAAGGCATATAATGAAACCCATTATGCCTAAGAGAGGTTAATATCATGCCTGAGAACGACACCAAGTCCTTCCTCAACGCTGGTACCGCTCAGACTGCTGGCGTCGCTGTCGCTGGCGGTGTTGCCGCTTCGATCGTCACGATCGCTGCCTTCACCGTCGCGTTCCGCATGCCCAAGCACCTGAAGAAGTACCTGCCGAAGAAGACTAACTAAGTCTTCAGACCTGTAACACCAAGCAAGTCAAGACGGTTTAAAGCCTAAGGCCATTAGAGAAATCTAGTGGTCTCGGCTTTTCATATTTCACGAGGAGAGACACGTATGAGCGAGCCTATCGCCTCCGTTTCTGGTTCAGGCGACGTTTCGGCACGGGCCGGCATGGCTGCAGTAGCATCTGCGCCGGCTAAGATCGTCGAGATCGACCAGCCCAAGCCGGAGACCGCGTATCGGCCTAGGCCTAACGGGCGTCCGAACAAGAGGCGTACTGACGATACCAAGTCGGGCTCGAACCGTCATATCAACCTGGCCAAGAAGCTCGTGGTCAACAACTACAACAGTCACCACGACCCGAACGAGACGCCTCCGCTTACTGTGGAGCTCGTGTACGTCAGCACGTTCAATAAGGTTATAGATAACTGGAAGGCTATCGTCGAATCCACGACGGTCAAGGGTCTTCTGTACGAAGTGACCTATAACGCGGCTAGGTCGGAAGCGACCATCGCCATTTTCCAGAAGATCAACCAGGTCAAGATCGCCGTCGATTAGGAAGAGCATCATGCTTAAGAAGGCAATTAGCTTTTTGGATTTCGATGAGAATCCTCAGATCGAAGTTCATCATTTCAATCTTACGAGGGCTGAGCTTATCGAGCTTGAGCTTGAGGGAGACGGCGGAAGTCTTGGCGAATGGCTGAAGGCGGCTGCCAGGGACGAAGACAAGCGTAAGATCGTGAAGCTGTACAAGCTCTTCATTCTCAAGAGCTACGGAAGGCGCGAAGGCGACAAGTTCATCAAGTCGGATGAGCTCTCGAAGGAATTCGAGCATAGTCTGGCGTACGATGCACTGTTCACGGAAATGGCAACTGTCGAGCAGGCCAGCGTGGAATTCATGAAGGGCATCATCCCGTCGGATCTTCTGGAGAAGCTCGATGATGGCGGAGCTCTCGAGACTGTGGATCTTCCTGCGGCATACAAGAAGCCTGAGGAAGACGAGCGGCCGGCCTGGATTCGTGAGGATCGTGAGCCGACTCGCAAGGAGCTCATAGCCATGTCGGATGAGCAGATCAAGGCCGCGTTCAAGAAGAAGAATCAGGTCAGTCTCTAACCATCCATCAAGCGAATAGCCCGACTATTTTAGGGAATCGTATGAGCGAAGAGATGATCGTCGACTTCGGTGGCGGCCGCTCTAGGAGTATGACAGTGGAATATCCAGGTAATTCCAACAAAGCCAAAGAGCAGAGTGAAAAGCCGGAAGTGAAGCCGGTTGTTCTGCAGCCTGTCACTCGGCGCAAAAAGTCTCTGCTCGACAGGATCAGCGGAAGTGTCGTCAATGAAGACACTCAGACCGTAGGACAGTATATTCTGTTCGATGTGATGATTCCGGCAGCGAAGAACATGATCAGTGATGCTGTTAGCCAGGGCATCGAGCGCATGCTCTTCGGTGAAGTTCGTTCCAGGTCATCCAGTCAGACCCGGCCGGGTTACACGAGCTATAATCGCATCTCAAGGGCTGCGCCGGCCCAGCAGTATGAGCGACGTGAGCTAGGACGTCAGCAGCGAGCTCGTCACGACTTCGATGACATCGTGCTGGCGAGTCGCGGTGAAGCAGAAGATGTTCTCGACGGATTGCGCGATCTGGTCGACAAGTTCAGTCAGGCAACCGTGGCTGACTTGTACGATCTGGTCGGCATATCTGGCGAGTTCACCGATCACAAGTGGGGCTGGTTCGAACTCAAGAACGCCGGAGTTCGCAGTGTCCGCGGGGGCTACATGGTGCTGCTTCCTAAGCCAGAACCAATCGATTAGCTTGTAGCAACAACGCAATGACAACAAACCAAATGCGCGAGTGGCTCAGGACAGCATATTCAGGTAAGTCCTGGGCTGCTCGCGTTGCGCAAATGTCTGATCAGCAAATCTATGCCGTATATTCGCGGCTTAACTCAAGGAGATCAAAATGAACAGCGCCAAGCGTACCAATTACACCATCGTCGCCGTTCTCATCGGCATGATCATTCTCGCAATCGCCGGTGTCATCATCCTGACGAACGGCAACACCACCAACGCCAACGCACCGAAGCCCGTCTCAACGCTCAAGCCCGTTCAGCCTTCAACGACGCCGGCCGTTCCTAAGCCTGTGACTGTGGCTCAGCCCAAGACGGAGACTGCTCAGCAGATCGCGGACGCGCTGAACTGCACGAGCTTCACCGACGAGGGTGAGTCCGGGAACGCTGGTGTCGCCGACTCTGGCACCTGCTATATCGACGGTGCCAAGTACGCGATCGACACCTTCACGACGAAGTATGCTCGTGACGCATGGCTCCCGGTCGCCGAGGGCTACGGTGTCGTCCCGAAGTGGGAGACCGACACTTCCGTGACCTATCCGAGTGTGAACTCGTGACTTCGCACGAAAACTGTGTGCATTACCAACTTACCGGAGGCCGTGCGATCGAGGTTGAGAAAGACGAACCTTACGATTACTGTACCAATGATCCGGAAGAGTAAGGATTTCGCATGGTTCAGACCGTAGCCATAGATTTCGATGGCGTCATTCATCAGTATTCCAAAGGATGGAATGACGGAACTATCTACGATTACGCAGTAGTCGGAGCTTTCAAGTCCATCGAAATTCTGCAGAAGACGCATGCTGTGGCCATATTCACCACACGAGAAGTTCAGTCAATAATTGACTGGTTTCGTTCGTATGGTTACGAGAACTGCACCACTGAGTGGACTCCGCCTTTCTGGAATGATCAGGAAAAAATCCTGGTTACTAACATTAAGCCGGCGGCTCAGGTGTATATCGATGATCGAGGTATCCGGTTCAAGGACTGGGATCAGACTATCGATGAGCTACGTCGTCTCGGGATTATCTAAATCTCGCACGAAAAACAAGGACTTTAATGAAGTGAAGTCCGCTTCCAGATCCCGGTAACAAGGGGTCTTAGTTTATATTGAGGGGATTACCCAGAGTCCTGGTAATCTTAAACGACAGAAGCCGGCGCAGGCGCGTCAACTTGTGCCCTCTTAATCATCTACCCAAGAAAAGGGAAAATGAACCTCACAGGAATTGCGCAGAAGGTTCTCGGCTCGTCTGAGATCTATCTGCGAAAGAATGCGCCAGCGATTCTGACCGGCGTTGGTATCGCCGGCTTCGCTGCAACGACCGTTCTGGTCGGGCGCGCTGTTCTCAAATCTCAGGACGATCTTGACTCGGTGATGGTCAAGTCGAACCACGCCAAGAAGAAGGAAATCACCGAAGAGTACCCGCAGGAAGCGAAGGTCAAGGAAGTCGGAGAGATCTGGGTTCGCGGTAGCATGCAGCTGGCCAAGCATTACTGGCTGCCCGCAACTGTCGGCCTGTTCTCTGTCGGATGTATTCTCACGAGCCACGGAATGATGAAGAAGCGCAACGCTTCCATCGCCGCGGCTTATGTCGCACTCGACGCCGGTTTCAAGGCATATCGCAAGCGCGTCTCGGAAGAGCTCGGCGCCGAAAAGGAACTCGATTTCTATCGCGGTGTCAAGAGCCGCAAGGAGATCACGGATCTGTCCGAAGTGGACGGCGAAGGCACTGAGAAGTGCATCATCAACGAGTATGGCGAGCAGGTTCCGTCGCCGTATGCCCGGTTCTTCGATGAGTCCTCGGTCATGTGGAGCAAGGATCCGGAGTACAATCTTCTGACTCTGCGGGCTCAGGAGCAGTGGGCAAATGACCGGCTCACTGCCAAGGGAATCGTCTTCCTGAACGAAGTCTACGAAAACCTAGGTCTGGAGCGTTCTCAGGCCGGCCAGTCTGTTGGCTGGAAGAAGAAGAATCCTGGTGGCGACGGCTTCATCAGCTTCGGCCTGTATGACATCTTCGATGAGTCGAGCCGGGCATTCATCAACGGTCTCGAACACACGGTTCTTCTCGATTTCAACGTCGATGGCGTTGTCACTCTCTGAGTTATGAGCAAAGGATGAAATTCAATGTACATCCAGTCTCCCTTGGCCTTGGCTGTGGTGGGGGTCTTGCTGCTGGTCTCCTATGTGGTGTTCTTCTCACACGAGGAAAGTACCAGCGCGAGCTCAACGCCGAAGTCGAAGAGCTCAAGTCCCATTACCATCACAGCCTCGCCTCGGTCATTGCCTCCTTTGATCGACCCGTCACCAGCGTCGAAGTTCAGCCCTCCGTGGGACAGCCTGATGGGGCTAGCGGAGCCAGTGAGGTATCTTCCGGCAATCCCGAATCTCACCACATCGATGATGACGATCCCCGACTCGAGGGAATCGACGGAGTTTATGATGGAGACGAGGATGGATATTCCGAAGATCCCGGCGATGACGAGGCCGCAGATCAGTCTTTCCGCCTTGCAGAACGCCCATCAGTTCCTGTCGATGGAGGCTACAACCCCCGGACTGACTACAGCCGCTCTTCTCGCAACGGATCGCGCGTTGTCAAAGAAAAGCCGTCACTCGGGGACGCCCTTGTCATGGCGGGACTCGTTCCAGAAGCCGACGGGAGTGCACGCGAAGTAGATCTGTCCAAGCCGCACATTATATCCTACGAGGAGTTCTTCGAGGATCCGGAAGCGGATGACTTGCATCATCAGAAGCTGAGTATTACGTATTACGCTCAGGACAAGGTTCTGGTTGATGACAGGGACGCGCCGATTCCGGATCTCGAGGGAACTGTTATCGCAGCTAATCTTCAGAATTTCGGTGGAATCTCACGCGATGAGAATATCGTGTTCATCCGGAATCCAAAGCTGAAGATTGACTTCGAGATCTCGAAGGATGCCAGGGCTTACGCCGAAGTAGTTCTGGGCTACGGCAATCCAGCCAAGGCTAAGAATCAGAGAAAGTTATGCTCCAGGAACCGATCGATGAGGCATATTTCGAATGGCTCTACGATCACGCTCATCCGGAACGAAGGCGCGGAGCAAAGCTGGCTTATACGATAGTCAGTGGTCTGATGCACAATATCGAATTCAACGATAGCGTGCACAATGATGACAATCGTTCCGCGGAAGGCAGAGAGCTGCGATTTGAATTCATCGATGATACACAAGATCTCGGTGAATTCGACCCTGAAGAATGGGACTTCATATCTAGTCCAGCAACTCTCTTCGAGGTGCTCGTAGCTCTCTGCCGTCGGCTTGACTTCCAGGCTGAGCTTGGTGTCAGCAACTGGTACTACGTACTCATCCAGAATCTGGGCTTGAAACAGTACGCGGACAATGATGTGGCTTCTTCACAGAAGGGTTCCATCACTCGCAAGCTTAACAAGCTCAATAACAGGACATATTCCGCCGACGGTAGAGGTGGTTTGTTTCCGCTCAAAGACCCGCCAAACGATCAGCGAACAGTCGAGCTATGGTACCAGATGTCGTACTACATTCTCGAGAACGATCTAATCCAATAATAGATGGGAGGAGAACGCATGGACTTTTATCAGATCAAGGAACGCGAAACGAAGACTGGTCTAGAGGTATATCCTGACTTCGTGGTGAAACGTTCGAAAGATCTGATGGTACGTGGTCGTTCTTTCTACGCCATCTGGGATGAAGAGGCGGGACTATGGAGCACGGATGAGTACGAGGTTCAGCGTCTAGTCGATGCTGAGCTATATGCTCACGCAGATAAGCTCCAGAAGAATGGCGGTGATTCGGTATATGTCAAGAGTCTCGGTAGTTTCGGGTCACGAGCATGGTCGGATTACCGCAACTACATCAATCAACTATCAGATTCAAGTGTTCAGCTAGACGAGAGTCTTGCGTTCGCCAATACCGAAGTCAAGAAGACTGACTATGTCTCACGAAGGCTGCCATATTCTCTGGAAGCTGGAGACATCAGCGCTTATGATGAACTCATCGGGACGCTCTATATTCCGGAAGAGCGTGAGAAACTCGAATGGGCAACTGGCGCGATCGTTGCTGGCGACGCAAGACATATTCAGAAGTTCATCGTACTGTATGGCGAGGCTGGCACAGGAAAGTCGACGTTCCTGAACATCTTGCAGCAGCTTTTCGATGGGTATTGCACCAACTTCGAAGCCAAAGCTTTGACAGGTGCGAACAACGCATTCTCGACTGAAGTATTCAAGTCGAACCCGCTAGTAGCAATTCAGCACGACGGTGATCTTAGCAAGATCGAAGACAACACGAAACTGAACTCGATTATCAGTCACGAGCTGATGACGATGAACGAGAAGTACAAGCCGTCATATTCGGCGAGGATTAACTCGTTCTTGTTCATGGGTACAAACAAGCCAGTGCGGATCACGGACAGCAAGTCGGGCATTATTCGAAGGCTTATCGATGTGCATCCGTCAGGAGATCGTGTAACACCGAAGCGATATTCCACACTGGTTGCGCAGATTGATTTCGAAATCGGTGCTATTGCCCAGCATTGTCTTGACGTTTACCGAAGCTTGGGAAAGAACTATTTCTCAGGCTATAGGCCAATCGAGATGATGGTACAGACTGATGTGTTCTACAACTTCATGCTGCAGTACTATGACGTCTTCAAGGCTTACGATGGCGTCTCGCTTAGTCAGGCTTACAAGCTTTACAAGCAGTATTGCGAAGAAGCTCAGATAGAATACAAGCTTCCGCGGCATAGGTTCTCGTCTGAGATCCGGAACTATTTCGAAGGATTCAGCGACAGAACTACAATCGAGGGTGAGGAAGTCAGAAGCTGGTATCATGGCTTCAAGACTGACAAATTCAAGACAGTTGAACTGATTCTGGAGGCGCCAGTCACGCTAGTCATGGACGAGTATGAATCCATATTTGACACTGTGTGTGCTGAACAACCGGCGCAGTATGCCAATGAGGATGGCACTCCGAATCAGAAGTGGGCTAACATAACTACAAAGCTGAAGGATCTTGACACGACGCAAATGCATTATGTCAAGCCAGGACTTCAGCATATCGTTATCGACTTTGATCTGACAGACGATCAGGGTAAAAAGAGTCTTGAGAGGAATCTGGAGGCAGCCAGCGGCTGGCCGAAGACGTATGCTGAGTTTAGTAAAAGCGGTTCCGGCGTTCATTTGCATTATATTTACGACGGTGACGTTACAAAGCTGAGCAGCATATTCAGCGAAGGCATAGAGATCAAGGTGTTCTCAGGCGATGCCTCACTGCGCAGAAAGCTTTCGAAGTGTAACAATATTCCAATAGGAAGGATCAACGGCAGCCTTCCTTTGAAGGAGAAGCGCGTGATCGATGCCGACACGATCAAAAGTGAGAAGGGATTGCGCACTCTTATTCTGCGTAATCTTCGTAAGGAGATTCATCCTGGAACTCGGCCGAGTATCCAGTTCATCCACAAGATCCTCGATGACGCAAGCAAATCTGGGCTGATCTACGATATCAGTGACTTGCGAAGCAGCATTCTGGCATTCGCGAACAACTCCACCAACCATGCGATGTACTGCATCAAGATGGTTATGGACATGAAGTTCAGCAGCGAGCCGAAGGAAATTGCGGAAAAGCCCCCGGAGCCAAAAGACAATCGACTAGTCTTCTTCGACGTCGAAATATTTCCGAATCTTTTCGGAGTCTGCTGGAAATTCGAAGGCGATACGAATGTCGTCAAGATGCTAAATCCATCGCCGCAAGCTATCGAGAATCTTATCAAGCTGAAGCTTGTCGGATTCAACAATCGAAAGTACGACAATCATATTCTGTACGGCCGGATGATGGGTCTGGACAATCAGAAGTTGTACGAGCTTTCGCAGAAGATCATCAACGGCGGAACTGCCCAGATGTTTGGCGAGGCGTACAATCTGTCGTATGCTGATATCTACGATTTCAGCAGTGTTAAGCAAGGTCTGAAGAAGTTCCAGATCGAGCTTGGGCTTAATCACAAAGAGCTCGGACTGCCTTGGGATCAGCCCGTGCCCGACGACATGATCGAAGAAGTGCTTAACTACTGTGCGAACGACGTGATCACTACGGAGCAGGTCTTCGATGATCGCAAGCAGGACTTCGTCGCACGTCAGATTCTGGCCGAATTGTCAGGCCTAACTGTTAACGACACAACGCAGAAGCATACTGCCAAGATCATATTTGGCACAGATAAGAAGCCGCAGGAAAAGTTCAAGTACACGAATCTTGCGGATCGCTTCCCTGGCTATATTTACGATTTCGGGAAGTCCACTTACAAGGGTGAGGAAACGGGTGAAGGCGGCTATGTTTATGCTGAACCTGGTATGTATACCAATGTCGCGGTTCTCGATGTGGCTTCGATGCATCCTACATCAATTGAGATCCTTGACCTTTTCGGTCCGTACACTCAGAATTTCAGCGATCTCAAGAGTGCGCGTATCGCGATCAAGCGGCGTGACTTTGAGAGTGCGCGTAAGATGCTTGGCGGAATCCTGGGACCGTATCTTGGCTCCGATGACGACGCGAAGGCACTTTCTTACGCGCTTAAGATCGTCATCAACATCGTTTACGGGCTAACTTCGGCCTCGTTCGACAACCCATTCCACGATCCGAGAAACAAGGACAACATCGTCGCTAAGCGCGGTGCCTTGTTCATGATCGACCTGAAGGAAGCCGTGCAGCACAAGGGCTTTAAGGTCGTTCACATTAAAACGGACTCGATCAAGATTCCTGACGCAACTCCGGAGATTATCCAGTATGTGATGGATTTCGGAAAGGAATACGGTTACGAGTTTGAGCACGAGGATACTTACGAGAAGTTCTGTCTCGTGAATGATGCCGTGTACATCGCCAAGAAGATGTCTGATCCCTGGGCTGCTGACGCCGAAGTCGACAATGCCAAGTTGTGGACTGCCACAGGGGCGCAGTTCCAGCACCCGCACGTCTTCAAGACGCTGTTCAGTAAAGAACCACTAACATTCCAGGACCACGTCGAAACTAAGACGGTTAAGACTGCGCTATATTTGCAGTTTGGCGAAAACGAGCCGCACTTCGTCGGAAAGGCCGGAGCATTTGTCCCGGTCATTAATGGCGGAAAGCTGCTCCGAGTAGCAACTGACGGAAAATTCCACTCGGCTTCCGGTGCCAAGAACTATCTCTGGCATGAAGCTGACGTGACGAAGAGCTCGAATCTCGAGATAGACAAGTCGTATTTCGTTAAACTTGTCGACGATGCAAAAGACAACATATCCAATTACGGCGACTTCGAATGGTTCGCCAGTTAGGAAACTGAGATGCCCAAGTCTGACAGCGAGATTCTGAATGAACTTCGCAAGCACTCAACGGAAGAACTTCTGGCGTTTCGTAAGAAACTCAGGAAGATGCACACTAGTCAGGCTTGGGCGATCCGGTTCTGGATTCTGAAAATCCTCGTAAGCCGATCACTTTTCGTGGATCCAGAGCCAGGTCAGTTCTCTCAACTAACCCCCGACACTGATCCTACAGCGTTCTACGAGGAACGAGACGCAGGCTGGTATCACCTGTGTGACCTGCCGATGCACAACCACCATATCCGATTCCCGTTCCGCGACTGCAATGCCGACACTCTTACATGGGAGTCGAGTTATGCCCATTTTTAATCGTCTCAAGACCATGACGGCGGAAGAGATTCGGCATAATCGGCACATGTATCTTCTTCGCGGTGGAGCTCAGTTCGGACACGCGGGAATGCATCATGGTTCCGGAAGCGAAGAATGTCCAAAGCGAGAGCATCACCATCATGATGAGCTCTGCCCATATCCGACCAAGCGGGAACTTCTGCTGGCCGGAATCAATCCAGAAGACTTCACAGTTCAGACACGACGAGGGAGATAGTTATATGGCCAGCGAATCAGGCTTCCAGGAAATGGCTCGGTCAATCGTCGTCAAATACTTCAACGACAAGAAGGAAAAGACCGACGACTTCAAGCTTGACTACGATGACACATATGTCGTCTGGTTCAGCAAGACACTCGCGAACTGGAAGGCGCTCGTCAGCACGACCGTTGTCGACGGTATGTATTACGAGATCACTCACAACGGTAACTCCGGCGAGACTTATCTCGACGCGTACAAGAAGTTCGAGAACAAGGCATACACGCCTGACGAGCTGATGGCCGCCACACTTCAGGCGGTCGCGACCGGATGAGCTGCCCCAAGTCCTTCAACGATCAGCATCTCTGGGACAAGAAGAACAAGGACGGCACTCCGCGTAACAAATGGAGATGCAAGCTCTGCGGCAAGATACGTTCTCGTCAGACTAACCAGCATAAGTTCGTGAGGCGAGATGATACGACAGGCACCACGTCGTTACGAGGATAGTCTTGAGTACATAGTCATGATGCCAGAAGGCAAGAAGCTGATCGCGGACGTATATCCTGTCGGCTTCCTGTTCGACCTGAAGATGTCATGGCGAGTCAAGCGCTACCGCATGGCTATCTTCAGCATGATCGGCTGGTTCTTCACAGGCAAGTGGCGACGTCTTCGCAGTCATCTCAACGGCTATCTCGCAGAGCCGCTAGTATTCCCGGGCAAGCTCAAGCGCTGCGGAACTGGCTGGACTCGCAGAAGCGCAGTCCGAGATCTGCAGAGAATGCTGAACAAGTCGTAACCTCGCGAGAAACGCAAGGTGTATAATGAGAGATAATCGACTCGGAGCCTATAGCAGGCACCAGTCTATCGGACCACTGTGTACCGGTAGGAGTCGACTATCTCTCACTATATTTCTCTCAAAAAAAAGCCCGAGTATTGTAGGGAGAATCATGTTCGACCCGAACTCGTATCCATACCACAACGAGCCTATCACGATGGAGGAGATTAACGAGCTGCTTGATTTCCACGATGAGCATCTCGCGCAGGAGGACGGAATCCGGGCTCAGCGTGACTTCTGGGAAACTATCAAGCCTCGTGAATACACCGAAGTCGAGAAGGAGAACTCGTAACATGACTGACCAGAATGGGTACGACCCGAACGAGATCCAGTTCGAGAAGGTCGGAGAGGTCAACATCGTCACTCCGCCGGCGAGCGGCAATGGCTCTATGCCAATCGAGGCTCAGGCCGCGGCTACTGGCGGTTGGCAGCACCTGACCGGCGAGCAGCATCAGCAGGAGCGAAAGCCGGCTCTTGAAGCTCTGGCGGACAGGCTGAAGGCTGACCAGGTTATCCGTGAGCAGGAAAATCGGGTTCGCAAGTCCGAAGTGTGGAACGAAAACGCCATCGTTACTCTGGACAATCTGCGGGATATTCCGGTCGATCTGTTCGTCAACTGGTACCAGCAGGACACCAACTTCGCCATGATGGCCGATCAGCACATGTCCCGAGACGAGATCAACGATCGCCTTGGCGAGGCGGCTCAGCGTTTTCTTCGTGAAGAAGAAATTCCAAGCGTCACGCATCATATCGAGGAGCAGCCCAAGGTTGCTACTCAGCCGATGCCGCAGGATTTCCGTCCTGGTGAGATTGACATCAGCCACTACGTCAAGGCTCAGGGTCGCTTCATCCACTTCAACATGCGCTTTCTCAACAGCGAGATTTCCCTGCAGGAGTTCAGCAAGGCGCAGGGCGAGTTCATCGCGGAGCAGAACCGCATCCTCAATCAGCTAGGCATCATCTAGGTGACAGCAACGCTCAAGAATCTTGTACGGGCCCAGGATGAGACGATCATAGCTTTGACTGAAATGATCACCATCCTGGGCCCGGACAGATCCAAAGAACTTATCTACGCACGTGATCTGTTTATGCTTCAGTCAATCTCGTTCAAGGATTTCTCTGAACTCGCAGATGACTGGACTATAACTGTCGGAGACTATATATCCCGGCAGGAAGAATACGCGGATCAACAGCGCATATTCATTCGGGAACAGCTTAAGTTCCTCGTAGGATCGGAGCATTTCAGTGGTCGCGGTTAGCATGGAAAAGATCATGAAGATCTGGAGCACTCAGCGCAACACGATCAAGGCGCTCGAGGCATACATCATCCTCGTGGATCCTGTCGACAACGACGGCGAGTTCCTGGCAGCGCAGGCGAGGTATCAGCAGGAAGTCGATGCCTGGACCCATGTTTCGCTCAGGCCCGGAGTTAGCAACAACGATTTTCAGGCAGAACGCGGCCGCTACTTCGCTGCTCAGAAGGCGTACATCAAAGCGATGGTGATCCTGCTAGCGAACAGCGCCATCTTCGAGATAGGAAACGAGACAGAGTTTTATGGCGACTAAGCGAGAAATCCCGAACGTTCTTCTCGAAGAGTGCCGGATTATCTTCCGGAATTTCTCCGGGGCGGAAGGCCGGTTCAACGCCGCGGGAAAGCGCAACTTCAACGTCCTCCTCGATGATGACATTGCCGAGAACATGGCTCGCGATGGCTGGAACGTCAAGTATCTTGAGCCTCGTGAGGAAGGCGACACTCGTCAGGCTCGTATCGAAGTCGAGGTCAGCTACAAGGGACGGCCGCCGCGTGTCAGCATGATCACTTCTCGCGGGAAGACCGATCTTACCGAAGACATGATCGGCATTCTCGACTGGGCTGAGATCAGGCAGACTGACGTGATCATCAGGCCGTATCAGTGGGACGTGAACGGCAAGACCGGCATCAAGGCGTACCTCAAGACGATCTTCGTGATCATCCAGGAGGACGAGCTTGAGATGAAGTACATCGATGTCCCGGACACGGCCCAGACTGCCCTGATGGAGAATGCAGAGGAGCAGCTGGCGATCGGAGCTGGCGACGAAAGTGTCCCGTTCTGATGCTGACTCCCGACCAAATCGAGGCGCTGAACGTCTATCAGTCACTCGATTATATTCATGAGCTCCGTCTGTCCTTGCTCAATCCTGGCACCGACTTCGAAGCGAATGACGAAGCTGATGCCAAGATGTATCACGAGCAGATTGAGCTCACGAAGAAGTCGCTGAAGGAGAAAGGCTACTGGTAATGTCTGAGGATCCTTCAGTAGTCAACCTCAGCGAAATAGATGTCATCGACTGGCTTCAAAGGAGAATGTTTGTTATGGGGCCGCATCAGGGAATCAATACGGGCATCGACCAGCGTGTTCGAGCTGAGATGATCACAGGTGGTCTGCCTGCGGCTATCGCTGCCGAGGCCATCAACGAGATGCAGGATTCCGGAATCTTCTTCACATACAGCAGTAGCGATGGACATGTGACCGAGAACACCCTGTTCACCGTCAAGACGGCTTTGTCTGCTGTTGGTGCTACCACGACTCAGGCTAACAACGCCATCACCAATGTCCAGAACCACGGCATATTCTTCAGGCAGGTATCACCAACATGAGACTCGAAAAGCGGGATGGACGTTATATTCTAGACGTCACCGAGTTCATCGAGAAGCAGAAGGTCTACACCAATGTCGAAGAGCAGTTCCATGAATACACGCGAGCTTATCGCGATGCTAGGAATCTGTATCGCAGTGCCGTCATCGATGCTGATGAGTTTGAAACTCGTCGAAGCGTCTATGAAGTGGAACAAGGAGAGGTCATCAAGGCGCGCCAGACGTATTCAAACGCGATCGATGACGTCATCCGAGCTCTGGCAATCGTTCCTGGAGGAGATGAAGTCGATGGGACTTAACGAAGGTGAGCCGCTGCTTGAAGACTCGCCGGTCAGGCCGTTCATTGCGCCAATCACGCCAAGCTCGTGAATCACAACTGCCTTGAGAATGTGCGGCCAAAGTTCAGTGATGCTCAAATCACTGTCAAGGTCTACAACGTCCTGCGTCGTACAGGCCTGACGGCCAATCAGACTCTCGACGCCATCAACGAGATGCAGAAGTCGGACATCATATTCGGTGAACTGCATCTCAACGGCAACTGATGGTTCAGTATAAAAACGCTCGTACAGTCGTCCTCAGGAACTGGGTCAACAAGGACTTGAGGACGACTGTACAGGCTGCTGAAGTAACCGAAGCGAATATCGAAACAATCCGGACTGCTTGGCACAAGCCTGATGCGCAAGTAGGCCAGTATCTGGTCAAGGCAAACATGAAGTACAAGATCGTGGATGCTGGCCATTTCCTCAAAAAATACCGTCGTCCAATCGGAATGTAAGAGGAGTTATATTTATGCCGTCCAATCTCGAAAAGCATGCTGAGTACGAGCTCAAGCTACTCGATGAAGAGCCTGAGATCGTCGAGATGTACATGAATGTTGTCCGTGCGTTCAGCGCATTCGGCCACTCTGGCGGATCGGCAATGGTCGCCATCCCGGTCATCACGAGGCTTCTCTCGTACGAGAACCTGTCGCCACTGACTGTCGAGAAGGACGAGTGGATCTATCACGATCAGCGTCATGGCAACGTCTGGCAGAGCACGCGAAACTCGAAGATGTTCTCGACTGACGGCGGAAAGACATATTTCAACGTCGATGAAGGTCTCCTGGAGTCCGGTGAACGTCGTCTATATTACTCGACGGACCTGGAGGAGGCGAACTGGATCTTCAAGATTGGCGAAGATCTCGTCGAGATTACGCATGCTCAGATGGCCGAGATCCGTGCGCTGGTTGATTACCAGAATCGTCTCGACTAATGAAGATTCCCATCGTGCTTCAACACAAGGTGACCGGTTATACCAAGATCGGTGAACTCAACGTCGACGAGAACGGCAAGATCGAAGGAAACATCGACGATTTCTACGGCCAAATGATAAACAAGAATGGCCACCAGAAGTTCGCCGTGGAAATCTATCCGATCCCGGATCACCCGGCAACATGAACGACGCAATTCTGCAGCATCTCAGGAACACCGCATTTCTCCAGCTAGTCAGGGAGATGCGATGGAAATCTGATGATGCTGCGTTGGTCGTAGGACTATCGCGAGCGGATGCTACAAGGCTCGCCGGTGTAATAGCGGCCGAAAGAAAGATCGACCCGATCGAGTTGTTCTAACTCGTCTGAGCGAGTATAAACAGGCACTTAGGCTCAGAGCGGCTGGTGGTGGCGCAATCTGGTAAATCCGTCGCAGTCATATCCTGGAGGGATGACGGTAACTCCAGCTTCTTACCGAGAGCCTTAAACTCAATGTGATAAGGCCACCAGCATGGCAGTAGATTCCGCTGCCTATATCAAGGAGACACCATGGGTCTTGCAGCAAACGTTTCGCAGTCCGTGCACGATGAGCTCGCTGCGGAGGCCAAGAAGCACCCCGGCTTCCAGACCTTCCTGAACGACATGCAGAAGCTTGCCGAGAACGTCTGGCACAAGGTTCGCGTTCAGGCTTCCGACGATGCCAAGGAAGCTGTGACTGAGGCAGAGGGTGACGCGGTAGCTGCTGTCACTCCCGAGGCTCAGACGGTTTCCACGTCGGAGACGCCGGGAGCCTAGAACTCTTAGGTAACCTGCGGTTCGGTCTGAGCTTTCCTGAGGGGGTTTTCTCAGACCGGATCGGAAGTTATCGTGACTTCTGAACACAACCGAGGAGAATCACAATGGGTGGATGTCTCAAGGTAGCCGGCGCTGTTGTTGTCGGCGTTATCGCGCTCGTGGTCATCATCGTCATCGCTACGTCTGGCGGTAGCAGCACAAGTACTCCGTCAGTCTCAGTCAAGCCGGCCGTTACACACATCAGCGGTCCGGTGCACGCTTCTGCTACTTCGGCTCCGAAGCCTACGGTGAACGATGAGGCTGTCACGGATGCCAAGAACTACCTCTCGACTGAGCCTGGCTTCAGCGAGGGCGGTCTTGAGCAGCAGCTCGAGTACGACAAGTTCAGCCCGTCTGATTCGGACAAGGCTGTCGAGTCGCTCAACGTGGACTGGAACGCTCAGGCAGCTGACGACGCTCGCAACTACGTACAGGAAGAAGGCAGCTTCAGCATGAGCAGCCTCGAACAGCAGCTGGAGTTCGACAAGTTCACGTCGGCTCAGGCTGACTACGGTGCGAACGCGGCGCTTGCAAGCTAGATAGTTAGCCTGCGGCTGGGTCTGAGATTCCTGCGGTGTCTCTCAGGCTCGGCCGGAAGTTAACTCATAAACGTAACGGAGTCATATGGTTAAGCTCTGTGATCACAAGTGGAGTGCGGCAGTTATGACCGACGAAAACGATGACACGTATACTCTGGAGAAATACTGCACTAAAGGATGCGGAGCTACGTCAACTTCGGTTAAGCCCAAGCGGAAGAAGTAATCATGGCTGTCTGCAATAACTGCAACGATCTCGGTGAAGTTGCTAATCCAGAATACCCCGCCGGAAGTTCGGCAGTGACTATCACCTGCCCAGTCTGTCACGGCAACAGTACTTCAGGGAGGTTATATTCATGACCGAAATCTGCCAGCACAAGTGGGGCACTCGTGAGAAGATCGACGAAGATGAGCAGTGTATCGTCTACGAGGCTACGTGCAAGAATGGTTGCGGTGCCATCGAGACGTTCGTCGAGCCCAAGAACGGTAACTGACGTGCGCGCAATCAAACTTATCCCGAAGAACTTCGATAAGATCATCGAAGAGTATGAAGATCAGCGTCCTGAGACTCTGGAATGGATACTCGCGATCTACGAAGGTGTCGAAAATACCTCCGCCTTCATTACTTCGTCATATCTGTACACGAATCGCCAGTCAGAGCCAGAAGCTCCAATCGTGCTTAGCCAAGACGAACTTATCGCCTGGTGCTACTTCAACCACGAAGGCAACACCGATACTGACTGGTTCGATATTTCGCCGCTCTGTGAGATTACTGAGTGGTACGACATCGCCGAAGACCAATTCTAGCCTGGAGGAAACATGTTCGGAAAGATCATCAAGATCATCCTGCCCGTCGCCGGTTTCGCCATATTCGCTAAGGCGGCCTTCGAGTTTAAGCAGGAGCGAGAGGCTCAGTACTTCGCAGACCGGGCACTAGACTCTCGCATCACCGAGCTCACCAGCGAATTCCAGCGAGTGGAGTCAGGTCGCGGTCTCGACCAGGACAACCTCACGGCGTGGAAGCTTGAGCTGGAGCACTACGCCACTGAGAATTTCGAAGACCTGAAGATCAGTACAGCAGTCGCTGTCAAGCAGGCTCAGGCCGAAGTAAGGAAGGCTACGAAGCTGCACAAGGAAGTCTCGGAGAATCTTGTCGAGAAGTACAACGACAATCTGCGTCTGGTCAATGCACACGAAACTGCTCTTCGAGACGTTTACAAGACTCTCAAAAACCAGCAGGATCATCTTTCGCTACTTACCGAGAGGCTCGAAAAGATCGAGAAGTTCGATCGGGACGCATTTCTCGAGATCTTCAGTGAAGCACGAAAGAAGATCGAGCAGCTGGACAAAGAGATGGACCGCGTTCGCGCTGAGCCTCAGAACGAGAACACTCCGCCGGAGAATTCGCAGGAATAGCAAATCGCATAACGAGAGACTATTCTGTCTTTCATATTCTCGACAACTGTTATCGGGAGAGTCATGAACGAGAAGATCGAAAAGATCAAGAAGCACATCGTTGAGAACAAGCTTGTCTATATCCTCGGCGCAGGCGCGTTCGCTGCGGGAACTGGCGTGGGACTCACGATCGGAATTCGCCAGATCGTGGTGACTGATGTCGCGAATGTCAAGTGGCATTCTCCGACTATAAACAACATCATCGCTTCGGTGGAACGGCGCGGTCATCCTGGAAACGTCATCCGCTGCAATGAGACTGGTGAGATATTTGCTAGCCAGAACCATGCGGCGAAGCTGATGGGCCTCAATCCCGGAAGTCTTTCAAGTCACCTTAGCGGTAAGTACGACCACGCGAATGGCTACACCTTCGAGAAGCTGGGCGAAGCCGTAACCTCGCAAGAGTAACAAGCACTATAATGAGAGATAGCCCTAAGCGCCCGTTAAGGGTACTTGAAAAGACGCCCGTTAAGGGTATCAGATCCCATCGTTCGTTAAGGCGATGGTTAGAGCTATCTCTCATTATCATTTTTCTCGGAGGTTAGATGCCAGACCTAAATAACTCAGACTACGTAACCTGGCAAGACATCTCGGATGATATCGCAGAATGTTACAGAGTAAAGCGACAACGTTATGAGATGTGGAAGAAGCTAGTGGCTAATTTTCCACTAGAACTAGAGCCAAACGAACCATATCGGCTAACCGAGCATCTTACTCGCGGAAGGGAGATTCTTTATGGATGGCAAGACGAAATCAGTGCCTTTCATCAAGACAATAACCCTGGAATTCTCTGACTACGAGAATGCCTGGAGTGGCAAGACTGACAAGGCTGTCCTGGTTACCAGTAAGATCCTCAAGCAGGCTCGTGAGTTCATGTCGGCCAAGGCGCCGAACTACTCACGGCTAACGATGCCGGGTGACTGGATTGTCGAGAAGGATCGGCATGGCAAGAAGATGTACGAACTTCTTGACTCGGCGATGTTCCGTGCGTTTCATCCTCAGAAGTAGGGAGTTATATTCATGGAATACACCAGCGAAGAGAAGGAACTCATTCAACGGGAAAATCACTGCATGCAAGCTCTTCTCGATCTTAGACTGGAGATGCGGCACAAAGGATTCGATAAGGACGCTGAGCTGAGCAAGGCCGATGAGCTTCGTCTGCAGGAATCTGAGCAATATCGTCGAGTCAACTTCAGCGCACGTCCACCATCTCATCGGGAAGCCGTGGATTCTCTTCGAAAAGAGGTCGAGTCGAAGGAACGTCTTGTCAAGGCGTTTGAAGAATTCATCAAGCGGATGAAAAAGTCACAGGAGTTATGTTCGTGGACTTTGACGTAAGCGAAGAGGCTTATCTTCTCAGAACCGACTCGTCGAGGAATTCGATGCGTACTTCAAGCGTTTGGAATCCAGCTAGGTTATATTCATTGAGGGCCCTGTGAAAAGATACAGGGTCTCTCAATTTTTCGAAGGAGATCAGTAATGCACATGCCAGTCGCAACTATCATCACGCCGGAAGAGTTTCTCACAAAGGTTAAGGAGACGAACGATACTGAAGAGTGGCATATTCGCATGTCACGAAACGACGTCTACCCTATAACACTATATCTCGTGGATAAGGAAGGCGAGATCAAGGCTTTTTCTGCTGATCTGGTAAACAGCCCGACTGCGGAATTCATGGCATTCTTTCCGAGACTCGATCAGATCTTCATCGAGAAGCGCGGTCTCAGTAAAGGAACATGGGAAGTAAGCTTATGCGTAGCTTCATGGTGCTCATCGCGTGCTTTTCGATATTCCTCTGCTTCGCAGGAGTTATTATCGGCATGCTCATCATACGAAATGATCTAGTAATGTGGCTGTTCTTTGGATGCGAGTTCGGATTCTGGGGATGGCTAGAAGTATTCGAAAGGGACAGGAAGAAGAAATGAAGATCCTAGATGAGGAATTCAAGCCAACTAGATGGTGGCGTGTAATCAGTCCAGATGGTAAGCTCTGGTGTGAGACGAGCGACGAAAAAGAAGCTCGTGAATCAATGCGGCCTGGCGATAAACTTCAGCGTCTGCATCAGAAGACCGACTATCTGTGGGGAGATACTGAATGAAGCGCATAGTAAGAACTGTCATGCTGCTATGTATCAGTGTCTGCACGTGCGGCATATTCCTAGTGAACATCATACCGCTGCAATGGGCATTCGGTGCGATCGTCATTGTCGCTGTCATGGCATTCGTGCTTCTTATGCTGTCTGAGCAATGACAACAGACACAGTCACTCTGTTCCCCATAGCATATTCGGAGGAACTGCAATTGTTCCCGAATCTCGGTAAGCATCAGAAAAAGGCTGTCGCAGAACTCAAGAACGGATCAATTCTCAAAGGCGGTGTAGGAACAGGAAAGTCTCGTACGGCTATCGCATATTACTGTCAGTTCGCACCATGGATTCCGCTGTATATTATTACGACAGCGAAGAAGCGTGACACAGCTGACTGGGAAGAAGAGTGCAAGGCATTCGGGATAGTGCCAGTCGTTGACTCGTGGAACAACATGATGAAGTACGAAGACGTGACTGACGCGTTCTTCATATTCGACGAGCAACGACTGGTTGGCTCGGGTGTCTGGGTTCAGGCGTTCATCAAGATCGCTCGTAAGAACAACAAATGGATTCTGCTATCTGCGACTCCTGGTGATAGCTGGATGGATTATATTCCAGTGTTTATCGCGAACGGGTTCTACAAGAACCGTACTGAATTCATTCGCAGGCACGTAGTCTTCAATCAGTTCAGCAAGTATCCGAAGGTAGACCGGTTCCTCGATGAGTCAATTCTCAAAGCGCTTAGGCGAAGAATTCTGGTAGAGATGCCGTATGAGCGCCACACAGTCCGGCACGTGAAAGATGTGTACTGTGAGTACAATCGCGATCTCTATGATCTGGTCGTGAAGAAGCGGTGGAACTTCATCGAGGAAAGACCGATCAGGCAGATAGCCGAGATGTTCTCGCTGATGCGAAGAGTCGTGAACTCGCATGATTCTCGTATTGAGAACGTCGGTAATTTGATGAAGACTCACAAAAGGATCATCATATTCTACAACTTCGATTACGAATTGGAGAAACTAAGAGAGCTTGACGTTCCACTGGCTGAGTGGAACGGCCACAAGCACGAGGAAATACCTGACGGAGACGAGTGGGTTTATCTCGTTCAGTACGCCGCCGGAGCTGAAGGATGGAATTGCATCTCGACAGACGCGATGATATTCTACTCGATGAACTACTCTTACCGAGTCTACGAGCAAGCTCAAGGCCGAATCGACCGTCTCAACACTCAGTACACTGACTTGTATTACTACAGATTCAGGAGCTCGAGTATGGTCGACAATGGTGTAGCTATGGCACTCGAAAGTAAAAAAGACTTCAATGAAGGAGATTACTACAAGAAAGCTGTCTGATTGAAAACGGACAGCTCTCGAAGCGATCGGACATTCGGTATATTCCCGACGTCAAAACGGCAAAACTAATGGGTCAATAAAAGTCGCTCAGTGAAATACTTTATACTAGTCAATTTATAGTATATACTCTATATTTTCAGCTAGGTATATACTACTTCTTGACTAGTATAAAGTATTCTACGGAGCGTCTTTATATGGGGGCTTAGTTTTGCCGTTTTGACGTCTAGCTATTTTCCATCCAAAGAAAAAGGGACAAAGTGCTACCGCAGGACATGAACAACCGTCTATGGTCTAAAGTGGATGAATTTCCTGATTACTCGTTCAGTGATCGTGGTGATGTGTGGAACCAGATCTCCAACAAGGTTATATCTCCATCGAAGGTTAACGGCACAGGTTTCAAAGTCAATCTCCGACGAGACGGAAGGAACTGTGTTCGGTCTCTATCCACGATGGTGTGCCGAGCATTCCACGGTGAGCCAGAGAAAGATCACGTTGTTATATTCCGAGACAACGATCAGACGAACTGCCAAGCCGACAATCTATATTGGGGCACACGATCTCAGGCATACGATCGTCTTCGGCAGTCCAAGCGAAACGGAGTTCCACTTCGAACTATACCAGTCATGCATCTCGAGACCGGTAAAGTATATTCCAACACTCTCGAAGCCGCTAACGCTGTCGACGGAATCGAAGAGTATATCGTCGTCGCTGCTGCCGATCCGAAATTTGCATTCTACCGAGGACAGTGGACTTGGGTTAAAGGCTAAAGTAGTATAAGGTAGTATAAGAAACTTACCCTCTAATGAATAGAGTAGAATAGGCCTCCTCTGATCATCACCAGCTCATCTTATAGTCTTTCGAAGGAGGATGAGATGGCTAACATAGAGAGCCGATTCCAGGCAGAGATCATCAAGGACATCCGCAAGATGTTCAACGGCTGCATCATACTCAAGAACGACGCATCATATCTTCAGGGCGTTCCGGACTTGCTGGTCTTGTTCGGAACCACCTGGGCAGCTCTTGAGTGCAAGGCAAACCCGCGAGCATCAAGGCAGCCGAATCAAGACTATTACGTAGCGAAGTTGAACGACATGTCTTTCGCTGCATTTGTCTTCCCGGAAAACAAGGACGATATTCTCCATGGACTTCAACTCGCATTTCGATCTGCGAGGAAAGCACGCATTTCTCAGCGCGTCTAACTATCACTGGATCAATTACGATGCTGTGAAGCTAGACGAGGTTTACCGTAACTCGCTTGCCGCGATGCACGGAACAGAACTCCACGCGTTCGCTCACGAAGCCATTCGTCTCGGCATCAAACTTCCGAAGACGCAGAAGACACTGAACATGTACGTGAACGACGCAATCGGCTATCGCATGAATCCCGAGCAGATTCTATATTACTCGGACAACTGTTATGGTACCGCTGATGCTATTAAGTATCGTAACAATCTTCTTCGCATCCACGACCTCAAGACTGGTGTCAATCCTGGATCGGTGCATCAGCTTGAGGTCTATGCGGCTATATTCTGCCTCGAGTATGCAATGCGTCCTGGCGAGCTTGAGATTGAGCTTCGCATATATCAGAATGATGAAGTCATCGAGTTCAATCCCGAACCCGAAATTATCATCAAAATCATGAGCACTATTATATCTTTCGACAAGCGGATCGAACTTCTCAAGGCTGAGATCTAAAACTTAAGGAGGTGGATAGTGGTAATTGACGAAGACTCATATTTGATGCACTACGGTGTTCTTCGCAGATCGGGTCGCTATCCATGGGGATCGGGAAATACTCCTTACGAGCGCAGTTCCGGATTTCTCGGCGCAGCGGACGATCTCAAACGACAGGGACTTAGCGAAGTTGATATCGCTAAAGGTCTCGGTCTCGACTCAACAACACAGCTTCGTGCTGTACGCGCAATCGCGAAGAATCAGGTTCGTGCCGCTGATTCCGCTCAGGCTCTTCGTCTGAAGAACAAGGGCATGAGCAATGTCGCCATCGGTCAGCAGATGCATATTAACGAATCATCGGTTCGTTCTCTGCTTGATCCTGCACTCGCAGACAAACGCGATATTCTGCAGACAACGGCGAACCTGCTTAAAGACAAAGTCGGAGAAGACGGTTACCTAGACATCGGATCGGGAACCGAGAACAACCTGTCTATATCTCAGACTAAGCTCGCGACCGCAGTTGAGGTTCTGAAGGAAGAAGGATATGAGGTCCACAACGTCCAGGTCACTCAGCTGGGAACTGGAAACAAGACCACTATCAAAGTCCTTGCGCCTCCAGGCACAACCTATCGAGACATCGTCCGCAACCCATCGAACATCAAAAGTGTTGCTGCATATTCTGATAGTGATGGCCGAGACTATACGCCAGTCAAGCCTCCCGTTGGCATTGATCCTGATCGTGTGGGCGTGCGCTTTGCCGAACAAGGTGGAACCAACGCTGACGGCGTCATCTACGTACGCCGCGGCGTTTCTGACGTCTCGCTAGGCACAGCAAAATATGCTCAGGTTCGGATCAAGGTCGGCGACGACAACTATCTTAAAGGCATGGCAATGTACAACGACGATATGCCAGAAGGCGTTGACTTGTTGTTCAACACGAACAAGAGTGAATCAAAGGGCAAGATCGGTGCCATGAAGCCGATCAAGGACGACCCTACGAATCCGTTCGGTGCCATCACCCGGCAGAAAACATATGTCGACAGCGATGGCAAAGAGAAGCAGTCGGTCATGAATATCGTCAATGAAGAAGGCGATTGGAAAGACTGGTCTCGTACACTGTCAAGTCAGATGCTGTCCAAGCAGGATCCGGCTTTGGCTAAGAAGCAACTTGATATTGCATACAACTCAATGAAAGACGAGTTTAGCACGATCAAGGGACTGACAAATCCTGTCGTCAAGAACAAGCTTCTGTCATCGTTCGCCGATGGTGCTGAATCAGCTTCGGTCCATCTCAAGGCCGCTGCACTTCCGAGTCAGGCAACGCATGTTATATTGCCACTTGAGAAAATAAAAGAGAACGAAGTCTATGCGCCGAACTATCCAGACGGAACTCGTGTAGCCCTAGTTCGATTTCCTCATGGTGGAACATTCGAGATTCCAGAACTCACCGTTAACAATAAGAACTCAGAAGCAAAGTCCAGTATCGACCGAGCAGTCGACGCTATCGGTATCCATCCGAAGGTTGCGTCTCGCTTGTCTGGTGCGGACTTTGACGGTGACACAGTTCTGGTTATTCCGAACAATGACAAGAAGATTCGCACATCGCCGCCACTCAAGGATCTAGAAGACTTCGATCCTCAGTCTGCCTATCCAAAATATGATGGCATGAAAGTGATCTCGCCTCGTGCCAAGCAACAGCAAATGGGCGACGTTTCGAATCTGATTACGGATATGACAGTCAAGGGTGCTAAGCCAGAAGAACTGGCACGAGCAGTCAAGCATTCTATGGTTGTCATTGACTCTGAGAAGCATGAGCTTAACTACAAGCAGTCGTATACCGATAACGGTATCGCTAGTCTCAAAGCAAAATATCAGGGTGTCGGTGAGACCGGTCGTCTTAAAGGCGCATCCACCATCATCTCCAAGTCTGGTAACGCCACAGTCAAGGTTCCTGAGCGCCGTCTTCAGAAAGCTAGTGAAGGCGGTTCTATAGATCCGGTTACCGGTAAGAAAATATACCGTGAGACTGGCGCAACCTACACAGACAAGACTGGCAAGACACGACAGAAGCTGTCTGATAGCAAGCCACTGCTAGAGACTGATGATGCATTCACCCTGTCGTCTGGAACGGCCATGGAGAATATCTATGCCGCACACAGCAACAAGCTGAAGGCATTGGCAGACAGTGCAAGGAAAGCTAGCCTTAGTACTGGAAGCCAAAAATCATCCCCCACCGCTAAGAAAACGTATGCCTCACAGGTAGACAGCTTGAATGCCAAACTAAACACGGCCCTCAAGAACAAGCCTAAAGAACGGCAGGCGCAGCTTCTAGCAAACGCCATAGTCTCAGCGAAGACCCAGGACAACCCTGGCATGGAGTCGGCTGACCTCAAGAAGGTCAAGGGTCAAGCACTCACAACTGCAAGAAACAGAATTGGAGCACAAAAGGAAGTTATTGACATCACACCTGATGAGTGGACTGCTATCCAAGCAGGTGCTGTGACTGCTAACAAGTTGTCATCAATCATTGACAATGCTAATCTAGATCAAGTCAAGGAACTAGCAACACCTAAGACTAAGCTAGAGGTCACACCAGCTAAGCTAGCAAGAGCTCAGTCGATGCTCGATTCTGGTTACACACAGGCAGAGATCGCTCGTGCCCTTGGCATTCCTACTTCAACACTCAACGAAGCAATACTTGGTGAAGGAGCGTACAGTGGCTGATGCCGATGAACACATGCTGACTACCACTGACAATCCATACGATCCCTTCACACAGTGGGATGAGTGGTGGCAGTACGATACTTCAAAAGGCTACAACTCATCTAGCTATCTTGCTAGAATCTGTAATACTTCGATCGATTTGTCAGATCTTGACAATGATCAAGCAATCGAAGATGCAATTGACGAAATTGTAAAACTAAATATTAATGGCATGTACACAAAAGCTGTTAAGAAAAATTTAGTTTTAGAAAATTTCTGCAATCCGGGGGAGGTCATGAAAATTTCTGACCCCCCTATGCAT